CCCAAACGGTATTTCAGGGAAACCAGCCTGCAATGCTAATTCACGTTTAACAGGTGATATGTGGTTAGGTGTTCTATAATAAGTACCATCTGATCCAGTATACCAACGCCCGTACTCCTTGCTTATATGCCATTGCCTTTTATCATGGCCGTTGGTTGTTATTATGCCGCTTATGCCGATGCAATCTGCGCCACTTTGGCAGGCTTTAAAAATCTTACTTACATAATCTGGTGAAATATGGTCGTCGTCGTCAATGAATACTATGTATTCGCCTTTAGCTTTTTGGAGTAGTTTATTGCGTTTGGTGCCGATGTTGTAATCCATACTAGCATCGCCGATAATTTCGATATAATCTAATAACCCAGCATCTTCTGCGTTTTCGCAAATAAAGGCTTGCATGTGCCCAAACTTAACCCATCGGCTCGGCATATTGGCTATAAGGATTGAAAGGGTTATATCGCTCATTTGCTGTTATTAATATGTTTTGTTAAGTCTGAAATTATAACACGCTGGTTATCGTTTCGCTCTTTTACAATAAAATACTTAACACAAAGAATGAGATTTGATATAAGTGATACAATTAAAACTACCGCCATACAATATCCTCCCTCCTAACCAAAGGATTTTCAATTCCGAAATTATCTTTAGCCCTTCGTTCCAATGTAGCTGCACCATGCGCCCACGTTGCGTTATTCTTAGTGTTAATAGCATCCATTTGCATGCCGCCAACCGTATAGTGATTATGCGGGAATACTAAAGGCAAATCAATTACACGTCCCAACATGTGTCCTACAATAGTCATTTCTTCATCGCAGTGCATGTGTAAATAGTCAGGGTGGTACACATACCCAAACCGCTCGTAATACACCCTATCCATTATAGGCAATGTTATAAGCGTCTTTTGTATACCGTCTTGGGTTTTAACTAAGAAATCTTCACGGCCGGCTAATGCCTCTAACAACTGGCTGTCCCAATATGGCAAACAGTCGAAATCGTCTGAAATAACTATTATTAAATCCCCGCTTGCTGTTTGGACTGCTTTATTAATGGCTTCAATAGCTGATTTATTATGGTTTGTCATTATAGCTAAATCATAATCTATAAATAACTTCCAATACGAATCAACATTATCATCGGTATCTAATGAAAGGATGTATTCATGACCAAGAAAAAATGCATTTTCGCGCCAGTTACAAAATGTTTTATAAGCCATTTCTGCACGGCCTCGGCTCGGATGTATTATACTGATTTTCATTAATTCGCTGAAATAAAAGAGTGAATAATAATATATCTTACGAATCTAGTGTAGTTTTTATCCCGAAATAAAGGTTGAACTGCATCTATCTTGCCATCTATCTTAGCGCCAACCGTGCTGTAGTTGGCTATATTATTTGTAACTGATATTGTTTTCATCTAAACGGTTTAAATTCTTTACTATAATATTTTTGTTGATAGAGGTGGTAATTGGCAGGAATTGATTGCATTCGCTGACTATCGCTAACACTTGACTTGCAAGCCTGCCACTTATCGTATGAGTAAAACAAATCTATAACATTTGGTATATCAATAAAAGGCGCAGGTGTTAAGCCCATATTAAAAATCCGACGAGAATATTCGGCATGCTCATACCCCCAAACTTTGAAATCTTCATCCATGCCCCCCGCCGTATCAATTGCTTTTCGGGTTAAGAAAAGCATGCATCCTCGGGGTAAATCATAACTAAAGTATTGCTCTGACTTGATTAACAATCTCCTGTCAAAAATATACATAGCGTGTTCAAGACCTGAATTTATATACTCGTCAGTCCATGACTTATCAAGGGCAAAAATATCGTCATCTAAAAGGAACACGAAATCAAAACCATCGCACATAGCAAGGCACTTGTTTTTTGCCTTAGCTATACCTTCATATTTTTCATCTAAGTATATTTTATAAGAAACGTCATTCGGGGTATTTTCTCTTAGATGCTTAAATGATTGCTCAAATAATTGCTTACGGTTTGGGGTGGTTGTTATGCAAACGGCTATACGTGGTTCCATGCTCTACCCTTTCTTATATCACAAATAGTCGGTTGACTTACACCGAATTTTTTAGCAATTATATAGTTACGTTCGCCACTTTGTATCAGTTTTTTTATTTCACAAACAGATATTTCATCTAATTTAGACATGCCGTGATTAGATCCGACATTATTGTAAATACCATTATCCCATGCAAAAGAGATATTTTCGGCGTGCGTACACCATCTTAAGTTATAACTATAATTATTTAGTTTGTTACCGTCTATATGATCAACATGGTTTTTCCCCTCTTGCTTTTCACAAAAATGTTCAGCAACTAATCTATGTACCTTGTGCTGCTTTGGTTTGCCATTAATACACAAACCTACATAATAATAGCCATCTCTATTTAGAGTATACTTATTAAGAACCTCTTTAAAAGTAGATTGATATATGTTACCATACCTAGAAACTCTATTAACAGGGACAGCGTTTCTTCTAACAATACCAGTATTTGATATTGAGTAAACACCGTTATAGCCCCTAATATCTTTCCATATTATTTCTTCTGCCATAACATCTCCCTTTCTACTTCGTAACCAAACAAACCTAAAAATCTTCGGGTAGTATCAGGCTTTGATACCCCGTTTTCAATCTTAGTTAACATTTGGCTAAAATAAGCCTGTTTTAAGCCTGCATCTAAGTAAACCTTCTTACGGCTACGTAAATCAATAATAACTTCCTGTAGTGTCATATTAAAGGCAATTATAAGCATTATATATTATATAAGCAATTTTATTTTTTATTAGGTTTTAGTATGCAAAATGTATTTTTACACCAATGGACACTACAGCACAACAAAAGCAAGAGGAGCAGCTAAAAGAATTAGCTAACAAAAACCTGCCCGATAAAGCTAAAGAGGCCATTAAAGCCAAGATTAAAGGCGTTAAAAAACCATTCTCTAAATGACTGTAATTAAATCAAGGTATTTTGCAGATAAACAATTCGCCACTAAGGAGGATTTGTTTGCTGATTTACGCAAGTCATACAATGATTTAATCGCTTTCAAAAAGGCCGATATACAGAAGTCTTATCTTAAGGGTTCATCTGTTACTTGCCGTGTTCTTAAAGAGAGTGATAATGTTAAGGCCTTAAACATTGATCCGGCATATTATTACATCGCTGTAAACACCACTTGGATATTAGACAGCCATGAGGATTTACATGTTGATGGTATATGGAATAAATCAGTTAAGGAGCAACAAGGTCAAAACTACTTAGTAGCAGACCACCAATTGACAATAGATAATACAATCGTTCGTAAAGAGCATGTAGAAATGTTAATTGTAGATATGCCATTTGCTTTATTAGGGCAACCATACGCAGGCGATACGCAGGTATTGGTTTATAAGGTTGCTAAAGATAAGGTGATACACGAAAAGGCAAAAGCATGGTTGGAAAGTGGAGATGCAATTGAGGCCAGCGTAAGGATGCAGTACGTTACAATCCTATTTGCAATGGATAGCAACGACCCCGAAGATGTAACACTAAAAAAGAATTACGATAACTACATAGGTAAAATAGCTAATAAGGATGAGTTTGAGTATATACCATACTTCTTTATCATTCAGGAAGCTAAAAATGTTAGAGAAAGTAGCCTTGTAGTATTTGGCAGCAACCCCGTTACGGGCAATATTAAAGATAATGAGCCGTCGAAAGACACTCCCGAAAATAAAACAGAAAAGCCGAACCCGCAGGAACGCAGTACGGTAAGTAAATTAAGTATTTCACAACTTTTAAATTAAAAACAACATGGACTTTAAATTAAAAACCCCTGCGGAGTTTGAGGCATTGACCGATTACCAAAAGGAAAAGTATTTGGATCAAAAAGCAGCTTACGAAATTGAGCAGAACAAACAAGCGGCAAAAGATGCTGCCGAAAAAGCTATTGAAGGCATGAAAGCCGACCTGAAAAAAGAGCAGGCAGACTTAATTGCTAACTTAAATGACGAGCAAAAAGAAGCCATTAAGGAGGCTACTGAAAAGCAGGCTAAAGAGTACGCCACTAAAATGGAGGAACTTGAAGCCGCAATGAAGCGTTCTAAAATGGGTGAAATTAACACCCGTATGAAAGGCTTTAGCGACCACATCATTGAGAAATTCTCTACTCCTGATGGTGAGCAAATGATTAAGGACTTCTTTTCAGGTCAACGTGCTAAGTTTAACGTAACTATTGGTGATGACAAAGATGAGGACTTTAACGCAACAATTAAAGCGTTGGGCGTTCCATCTGGGGGTGTTGCACCGCAATTTACGCCGATTGTTGGTCCAGGTCACGATGACTTTCACGCTCGTAACATCATACCTGTTTACCCAACCATTTCGGATTTGGTTAAATACGTACAGTTTACTTATACAGGTGAAACCGCAGGCTTTGCCACTGTAGCGGCTGGCGCACAAAAACCAACTTTAGGCTACACTGGTGACACCGCCGAAGCTCCTGTTCGTAAAATTGCAGGTTTACTTGACGTACAGGATGAGTTGTTAGATGACGTTGTTGGTTTCCGCGCATGGTTAGCTTACGAATTACCACAAGCGTATCTTGATGCAGAAGATTACCAAATCTTCAAAGGGGACGGTACAGGCACTAACCTGTTAGGATTATGGTATCAGGCAGGTAATCAATCATTCCCACAAGGTAGCGTAACTGCAGCATCTAACATAATTGACAAAGTGGTTGCAGGTGTTACCCAAGTGCGTAAACTTAAACGCAGAGCAAACGCTGCTGTTATTTCTGCTGTTGCATGGCAAGAGATATGGATTAACAAAGGTAATACCGATGAGTATACCTATCCAATCGTATTTGATGCTAACGGTACTATGCGTATCGCTGGTATCGCAATCTACTGGTCAAATGTATTTAGCGATGCTGAGGGCTTAGTAGGTGACTTTGCGAGAGGTGCCGCTATTTGGCAACGTAGAGCCATGACAATGGGCTACTTTGAGCAAAACAAGGATAATGTGGAGAAAAATGTAATCACGGTAAGACTTGAGGGCAGAATAGCTTTGAGTATCAATTACCCAGAGGCATTCAAAAAGTTGTTACTTACCATTACAACTTAATAATCATAAAGGGAGAAATAAAAAGCTCCCTTTATTTTTGTTTCACTTCAATTTTGTGTAGATTTACATTATGAGCATATCTGGTATATACAAAATAACAAATCCGAATGGCAATCTATACATTGGGCAAAGTATTAATATTGAAGGCAGGTTTAGACAATACAGAAACAGCGGTGCAAAAGGGCAACGTATTTTGGAAAGAAGTTTTAAAAAATACGGAGTAGAGAAGCACATATTTGAGGTAATCGAATATTGTGAAATTTGCGACTTGAATGCAAGGGAGTGTTATTGGATTGATTATTACAATACGTGGTTAGATGATAATCACATGAATTGCAGAAGCGGTGGTTCTTTTGGTAAACATAGCGAAGCGTCTAAAGAACTAAATAGGCAAAAGCATCTAGGTAAAAAGCATTCACCTGAATTAATAGAAAAGAGGATTGCACCATTAAGAGGTAAAAAAAGAAACCCAGAAATAGGAAGAAAAGTAAGTGCTACTAAAAAGGGCGTAAAATTCACTAAAGAGCATGCTTTAAATAATATAAAAAGTAGAATGGCAAACCCTAATTGGTCTGAAATGCACCGAATTAGGGGCTTAAAAATAGGTAAAAAAGTAATTGATACGGCTACTGGAATAATATACGATACAGCAAGGCAGGCAGCTGAATCTAATGGTATATTGAAAGATACACTTATCCCAAAACTAAATGGTGCTTTTAGAAACAATACAACTTTTAAATACTTAGAGCAATAAGTGATAATTGTTTTTCAGAAAAGGCTATGCAGAAATGTATGGCCTTTTTTTATTACTTTTGGTTTATGAAGTACTCTAAAGGCTTTGAGCGAGATTATAACTTTTATCTGTCCAATATAGGTAGCTTTAACTTTTGCGGGACATTAAACCCAAAACATACCGCTATTTCAGGCGGTGAATTATCGGCTAAAGAATGCCTTTATTATATTGAAAGCGAGGGTAAAAATAAACCGTGTAAAGAGCCTGGACTATTAAATCAATTACTGCTTACAAAAGCCGCTGTAAACTTTCAAATTAAACAATGGTCTGAAAGTGTTAATGATGGAACGCTATTTTTATTTGAACTATCAAAAGATTATTGGCGTAAATTAGGTGGCGGAGAAATAGAAACTAAAATACTAGAATGGGTTAATAAAGAACCTGTTTACTTTAATGATATACAAGAACTTTACGGCTTGCCTGAATGGGTTATAAAAGCTGTTGACAATCAAAGAAAAGCAGCATGACAGCACTCGACGTAATCACTTTAGAACAAGCCAAAGCCGAATTGGTAATGACAGGCATATCGGATAGAGATGCTGAAATTACCCGATTGATACAAACAGCTATTGGATGGGTAGAGCAATATACTTGCTACCGATTATATGAGCGTGTTGAAACCTTTATCGCTTATGGATGTGAAACTGTGTTGCCTTACTACCCTATTACTATTGATGGAGTCGATCATGATGGTTCAGCGTATGCGAATTATAAGGAGAAATTCTTACCACTCGGCTTGCGTATCATATGCCCATCACAAAGTACAATTACGGCAACTGTTGGGTATAGCGATGTTGGGGAGATACCTGCACCCCTAATCGAAGCGGCTTATAAGTTGATTACTTATTTGTTTGAGAATAAGGATGTGTATAGCGTTCAGTTGCCTGTTGATGTGCAGATACTTATTAATCAGTACAGACGTAGCCCCACAATTTAAATGCATGGATTGTTTATATTGCACAGATGTATCAGGATATTTTTTAGGCATGACGTGTCCACATTGCGAAAGGCCATTTAGATCAGTTATGAAAACATTAAAAAAAGTAGAAATAAAAGCTAAATATTGCGTAACCATACCCGAAGCAAAAGATATGGAGCAAGGTATATTATATGTTAGCATTGCGTATAAAACAGCTAATCATTTATGCTTATGTGGTTGTGGCAATCAAACCATAACGCCTTTAAATGATAATGGGTGGCGTTTTTCAATGAACCATTCCGACGGGAAAGTATCATTATCGCCGAGCATTGGTAATTACGGATTTGATTGCAAGTCTCATTACATAATAACTAACAGTGTAGCTAATTTTGTATGAAACGCCCCTACGAAAATAAGCACTCATACGACCCCGGACGCTTCCGATTTAAAGTAACGTTCTTTAATCAGGTAAGCGCACCCGATGGATTTGGCGGTACTACCGCAAGTCTGCAACAAATCTTAACCACAATGGCTATTCAGGAAAAGATTTCAGATCGTAGCCAAATAGCAGTAGAGGCAGGTGCAAGCGTACTTAATCAGGATTGTTGGTATATAATAAGGCAACGTGACAATTTCACGCCTCAAAAGGATATGGTAGTGTTATGTAATGGTGCAACGTATTTTATTAAAGGCATTGTTCCCGTTGATGTTCCAGTGCGTTACATTCGTTTATTATGCGTTAAACAGGATATTGATATTACAACATGACCGCTATTTCGGGACTTGATAGGGAATTGGCAAGGCTGCGTAAACTGCAAGCCGATGTAAATAAGGCTAAGAAAAAAGGCGAGAAACGTGCTGCGGATATGATTGCTGCCGATGCTAAGAGTAAAGCGAAGGGTAACTTAGCTTCAAAGATATATGTTACACAATCGGAAACTACCACAACTGTTATTGGAGGTGACGACCTATCTGCTTATAATGAATTTGGTACGGGTGATTTTGCAGCGGCTTACTTAGCGTCTATGCCTCCCGAAGTCAAAGAGGAGGCTATAAAGTTTTATGTTGACGGTAGCGGTCGGATTCCTGCGGCCCCGTTTTTCTTTCCAGCGATATTTAAGAATAGGGATAAAGTTTTACTTTTTGTTGAAGAAGAGATTAATAAGTTGAATAAATAGTATATTTGTAAGGGTTTTCATATCAGTTTTGTTAATTAGCGCAGGTCGTTTTGATTTGCGCTTTTTTCTTATATTTACAACATGATAGTAATCAACCCCGACAAATACATAAGAGCAGCCTATGCAACGGCTTTGGCTACCTATGCGCCTGTTTGGGAAAAGAAAGTACCTATCAATGTATCTATACCGCCGCTATACTACCTAATTAGCACTCAAACTAAAAACGAAACAGAACGGCGCAAATGCGGTTATGAATGGATGTGTTCAATAACTATTGAGTGTGTTTCCATTCAGCAACAAGGTATGGCCAGCAGTGTAGCTATAAATGATTTAGAGGAAAACTTATTGAGTGTAGTAGCAAGCGAGATACAGGTAGCAGGTTTCGACGTTAAAGACACGTTTTTTATTGATTCCGTATCTCTCGACGTTGACACGCCAACCAATTCAATTTATCGCCGTGTCGTTACCTATCAACATTGGCTTAATCAATTAACTACAACATAATGGCAGTAGCAGGTAGATTAATAGGGGTTATGGTAGGCGGTGCTTTTATTAGCTGCGAAATATCATCTACAATAAATTTTAGTCAGGAGAATTTACCGACCGCCGCCGTTGATAGTGGCAGATGGGCAGAGTTTATAAATGGGTTGCGTAGTTGGGGGCTGTCTGTTAACGGCGGATTACTTTTAGAGGCTGTTGGTGCGGATATTAAAACCGTGTTGTTGAGTAATTACTTTGATGAGATACCGTTAAGCGTTTTTTTCTCCACCCGTCCAAGTTCAACTATTGAGTTAATATTTTCAGGTACAGCATTATTTACAAGCGGGGATATTACAGCCCCGTCTGATGGTGGTGCAAGTTGGAATATACAATTGCAGGGTTCAGGGCCGTTACAGCATACTATTCAAGATTACAGCCTTTTGATAGATGCGATGCCGCCAGAGACACCGTGGGATACTTTAGTGGATGAGGGTTTCTGATTATGACAGGCTCCGCATTCATAACACATAACGGCACCTTTAGTTGCTCCAACGAGGTAGTATTAGACCTGCACTCCACCCCCATAATACAAGATGGCAAAGTTGCCTACATCAAAGAGGAAAAAACCTTAACTATTTACGGAATATTCAACGCTGACCAGCCCCTTAAATTAGGCGATAAATGCGAATTTGTTATTTTAAACGATGAATTAGGTAAAACGGCATGGTCGGCAGAGGTTAGAAGTATTGGTGAATTTCACATCATATTAAATATTTTTTCTCAAAATAATAGAATTAAAGAAATTCTTAGTAATATTACATTTAAAAAGTAAAAAGTCATGGCAAATCAAATTCCCGGTAAGATAATAGGCGTTCAAATTGGCGACCAATGGCTACAATGCCAAGCCGAGGCCACCTTAAACATGGTTGTAAACACATCGGAGGATCCGCTTTGTAAAGAGTTGGAATCAGAGGGGGATGATGTTCCGTTTAAAAACTTCACTGCTGATAGCAGAGAGTGGAGCATAGATGTTTCACCGTCATTGCTAAAAGATAGCTTTGCAACTGGCAACAACGGTGTTAACTTAGGTAAACTATTTGTTGACGGCGATGTAAATATACCAAGTGTGCTATTTCGTACAAAAGTAGGTCAGCAATTTGCCGACAATGATATGATTTACGAGGGTGCGGCTATACTTACCAATTTTAGCATTACAGCACCTACAGATGGCGCAAATACTACGTCAGCTACATTTCAGGGTACAGGTGCATTAACCGCTACATTCCCGCCAAAAACCACCTAATATGATTAAGGTGCAAAATATAACCAAAGTTCGTGATGGACTTTGGTTTATTTCATATACACATGAGTGTGATTGCGGATGTAAAACAACCCGTCACAACCTTACATACTCCAAAACAACTAAACCGTCTTTAAACAAAGCCAAGCAATTAGCAGATGCAGATTACAATTCTAAATAAAGAATACCCACTTCAATGGGGCATGGGGGCAATAGAAAACTATTGCGATATGATGGAATGTGATATTGATGGTATTGCTATGATTGCAGATAGGACTGACATTATTAAAAATCAAAGGGCTATCGCTGTATTGATTTTATCGGCTGTTAAAAACGGTTGCGATGTTTACGATGAGGTTTTTGATGTTTCTTTGCCTAAATTAAGGGTTGCTATTGACGAAATGCCGCAAGAGAAATTGCAAGGCATATTGAATGACTTTGAGAATAGTAAATTCTTTGGTAAAACCATGTTAGAGCATTTAACTGGAACAGTTCCCGCCACTCCCGCCAAAAAAAAAACAAAGACCTCAGCGTCGGCCAAATCTTAGTCTACTGTTACGAAATGGGCTTAAAGCCTAAAGAAGTAAAATCGCTATTGCTTAAGGATTTTTGGTTGATGTTCACAGGTTACCAACGCCGTGAAGATAAGGAATGGAACCGCACAAGGCATCTAATGGCATTTATTCAAACTTTCGGTGGGATGGGTGCTTCTAAGTTCGCCAACCCTCAATCTATATGGCCTTTACCTTTAGACGACGAAAATAAAAAGCAATTTATTACGTCTTTGGCGCAGGCTAAGGCTTTATTTAAAGAATTTATGTAATTTAGGGGCAATATGGCAGAATTGCGCTACGATATCACAGGTTCCGTAACAGGGTTAAATAGTGCAGCCAATGCAGCTAAGGGCATTTTAGAAAACCTTCAGCAAACTGCAAATAACCTTAAAATAAATCTTTTAGGTGCTACAACCGAAAAAGATTTAAACTCAATAGGTGGTGCGCTTACTATCATTACAGGTAAGATTAAAGACTATACCAATGCCGCAATACAAGGAAGTCAGGCATTTAAAGACCAACAGGGGCAGGCGGCCATAGATGCACTATCAGTTAAGCTATCTGTTTTAAATGGAAATGCGCAACTATTCGGGCAAAGCATTCAAAACTCACAGGGTCAAATAAGGGCTTACCAATCTACAATTGATTCGTTATTAAAGAACGGCTTTGATCCTTTGGATGCAAGGGTTCAATCATTTAAAAATACTATCGATAGCCTTACTAAAAGCGTTGAGGCGCAAAAGCAAGCTGCTAAAGGTATAACAGACCCCTATGCTCAATTTCGTACCACAGGATCATTAATTATTGATGCTGAAAATAAAGTAAGGAATTTAGAAAAAGCTTTAAGGTCAGCTACAAATACCCGTGATATTGCACTATATAACACACGTCTTGTTGAGGCAAATACACAACTAAATACATTACGAAATACAGGTTTACGTGCCGCTGATGCTCAAACGGTATTAGCAAATGCTACACGCAGGGCAGGCAGTAGCTATAACGGTGTTGGTATAGAATTAGGTCGTATCATACAGGATGCTCCTTATGCAGCTAATAACTTAGGCGCTATAGGCAATAACGTAACTCGGTTAGTGGAGGTTATACCTGCCTATGTAGCTTCTACAAGTGCTGCAATTGTAGCAAATGGCGGTGTCGCTACATCTGCTAACGTTGCTAAAGCGGCCTTAGCTGGACTGTTTAGCGGGTTTGGAGCGGTTATTTTAGCGGTTTCAGCCGTTGTTTCAGGATTTGTAATTTATCAACAAATACAACAAGCAAACGCAAGGAAAGCGGCTGAACATACCAATGAGTTAGAGAAGCAGAAAAAAGCATTACAGGATTATATAGGCACGTTAGATAAAGTTTCTCAAGTATCAGCAAAAGCTGCGGCAAGTTACGATACAGAGGTAACAAAACTTGATATTTTATTTCAATCGCTTAAAAATAACTCCGATGCTCGCTATAACAACGTTAAAGCGTTAGATGAACTACAAAAATCATGGCCTAAAGAATTTGGAAATTTAGAAAAAGGAGTTGGTTTTGTAGACCAATTATCTGCGGCTTATAGTAAACTTCGGTTTAATCTTGTACAAACTGGTATAGCTGCTGCCGCTCAATCATTATCCGCTGAAGCTACAAAAAAACTTGTTGAAAATACTGTTGCTTTGGCAGGTGCAGATAAAGCTGTTATTGATGCGCAATCAGAATATAATAAAAAACTTGAAGAGTATAATAAACTAAGGTTTGCGCCTAATCGTGGCGGTGCGGCTGGTGGCGGTGCGGGTACAAGTGAATTAAACGATGCTTCATCGGCGGCTGCAAATGCTAAAAATGCTTTATTAGCAGCTAAAGATGCTGCTGCAACATTCCGTATAGACGCATTCAAAGCACGGCAGGAAATAGATAAATTCAACAAAGCTTCAATTGATGCTCAAAGTAAATTAACAAATCCGGTTGATAGTGGACTTGTATTAAATTTAGAGAAAGAAATTCGGTTGCTACAAGACCAACAGCCGTTTATAAAAACCAAAGCAGACCTTGAAGCAAACGTTCTTGCTATTAAGCAAAAGCAAGCTGAATTAGACGCTTTGTTAGGTAAAAACACAAATGCGCAATTAGCGCAAACTCAAAAAGTAGTTTCACTACAAGACCAATTAACTACCATATTAGAAAAGGCAAAAAAATCATCTGGGCAATCAGGTCTAAGCGGATACCAGTTGGATCTTAGGAAAATACTTGATGAGTACGGTGGTTTAAATAAAGAGATTAATTCTTTTATTGAAAATGTAAAGTTGCTTCAAGATGCCTTTCAAAAAACCAATGGTAAAAAAGGTATTAGCCAAGCAGATGGCAATAATTTAATCGAGCAGGCTTTAGGCGCTAAAGGTTCTATTGTTGACCCATTTAATAAAGAGATTGGCGATGCTCAAATAAAAGAAGCATTACGAGTATCAAATGAAATACAAAGAATAAATGATCAGTATGGTATAAAAGCCGCTGAAAGTAAAGAAAAAGAACTTGCCTCGCTAAAGGCTTTTTATGATAGAGAATTAGCACTTGCTAAGGGCAATGCGGAGATAATAGCAAGCCTAAATTCAGGTAAGCCAATTGCTGAGGCTGCTATTAATAAAAAATACGCGGACAGGGGAGCGCAAGATTTCTTAGATTTCTTTTCAAAGATTAACAAAAAGCAACAAAAAGATGCCGATAAAGCAGAAAACCAATTAGCTAATACTATATCACGCTCACTCCGCAACTTCGGGCAGGACTTTATAGATACATTAACCACCGCAGAGACTTATACACAAGGAACATTTGCAAGCATATTCGCTGATTTAACGGCTAAGCTATCCTCATCATTAAACAAGGTATTCAATGATATTGTGCTTAACGGTTTGGCAAGCGCGTTGAGTAAAGCTATTTCAGCAGGTACAGGCGGTTTATTTAAGGATGGTAAAATAACAGGATTAGGCGCAGGTATAGCGGGTGCAGGCATATTAGGTGGCGTTATATCGGCTGCAACGCCTAAAACTTCTACAATTGGACAAGGTGCAGGGGGGGCATTAAGTGGCGCAGCAGCGGGGGCAGCTATCGGTAGCGTTGTGCCTGTTATTGGTACGGTTGCAGGCGCTGTTGTAGGGGGTGTAGTAGGTTTAATTGGCGGCATATTTGGCTCTGCATCTGCACGTAAAAAGCAGGAAGAACTACAAAAACAGCAATTAGATGAGGCTAAGAAGCAAACCGAATTATTACGCCAACAGCAAGCAGCTTACACATCATCTATTATAGGTAGATTTACGCAACAGGGTGTTGTTTCAGGTGTTCAGGTAGGTGCAACAGGGCAGTTAGTAGCGACCATAAGCGGTAAGGATATACAATTTGTTTTAGATCGTAACAAAAATGGCCGTTAGATATACCATACCATTTAACTCAGATGATAATCAGGCATGGCGTATTGATATTAGCGATGCATCCTTGACAAGCACCCCTATTTCGTTACGTGGCGTTCGTGGTAACGTTGGCATCATTTCTTACGATGGAGAAGGCAATGCAGATGACCCATATACTGTGCTATTCCCAAGCACCCTATCAATATCTATATATAATCAAGATAACATTGATGTAAACGAATTACAGAACGCACAGGATAGGGATTTTACTGTTTCTATGTACAACGGGGCTAATCTAAAATGGACTGGCTACCTTAAAATAGAGGGCATACAACGGCAATTGTTATCAGCCCCCACAACAGTTAATTTAGAGGCTATAGACGGGCTTTCTATGCTTGCTGACATAGATTATACCCACGCTGATTTATTAGGCGGCAGATGCCCTATAAACTACTTTAGGCAAATATTATTCAGCCCGTCTAATTTAGGGATACCATTGCCTATAAGGTGGACAAACACATTGCAATGTAGTGCGTTTTTAGGCGAGGATGTTTTTTCAGGTAGCGTAGAGTGGGCGGTTGACAATCAGGGCTTCTATTCCTACCAAGCGTCACAAAGCGGCGGCGATACTGGTCAAATTAAAAAGTGTGGCGATATACTGGAGGAAATGCTGCGTTCTATGCAGTGTCGTATATCTCAATGTGATGGTAAATGGGTGATTCGCAGGATTAACGATATTGTTAGTGGAACTTTTGACTATAAACAAGTCGCTGCAAATTTTGGGCCGTTAGTTGTGTCTGGTGGGTATGAAAATGTATTAAAGCAAATAGGCAGAAGTGGATATCAATTTCAGGGGCAGGATGCTTTAATCACAACTAAGCAGGGTATAAAAACTGTTAAGGTTGAATATGAAGCGAATGTGAGGGAAAATGTACTGCCTAACGGTTCTCAAGATACAGAAGAAGGGAGCGGATTAAAATATTGGGGATTTTATGGAACTGGAGGGTCTGTTCAAATAGGCGATTCGTTAGATGGAAGGAACGGGCACTCTGCATTTTTGCTTAGTATTTCACCTACAAATGATTACTATACGCTAAAATCTGACGGTGGTGTAATTAATGAAGATGGATTACCGATAGATACACAAACCTTAGTTAAGGTGATTAATTTCAGTTTCTTATTCAGCCCTGTTAATGGTTTCCCTTCTGTTGATAATGTTATTGTTTGGGATACAGAACCATTTAAAATACGTGTAATATTTAATGTAGGCATAATTGTTTACTATTTAAATCAGTTTGGTTTTTGGCAGACAACTCCAACTGATATACCTATAGTAATACCGGGGCTTGCTTATAATGAGGTAGCAAAGGTAGACTTTGATAAATTTAGAAATATAATAATGCCGATGCCGTTAGTGCAACCAGCAGCGGGGGACACATCCGATATTGTGGTAGAGTTTTTATTAAAGCCGGGACAGCAATATAGACTGGATAATATATCCGTATCGGTTGAAAACGCCAATGATGTTTACGAAAGTACCTACATACCAAGTCGCAACACGACAATTGACCCGCGTACATTAAAAATAAGTAGCTCTTTTGGCGGGTACATGATTAGTAACTTTATGACCAATTGGAGCGAATCAGATGCACAATGTTATTTCAGGGACGGGTTATTTTATGACGGCACATTAACTGGCTTAACAGCAAATTCAATGATGAGGTTTTTATATAAAGCTAGTAAGATATTTAATGGAACAATTAAAGTACGAAACGGAAATTGGAGTTTTGACCAAATTTACATGATAGATAGTTTTGGCACAGAAAAATACTTACCTTTAAATGCAAAATACAATGTTGAATTATGCACGGTTACGCTAATAGCTATGGAGTGCAGGAACGATGAAATAGAATTAACAGAGAAATATTATTCAAGTAACGACAAGCAATTGAGTAACTAATGGCAATACCTACTACCATATTAAACGCAAGGGTTAAGAATAAAATCGCAACCAATGATTATTGGCTATCTGTAGAAGATGAGTTAGGGCCGATTCTTGCGGGTGAAATGGCGTTGGTGTATAACGACGAGGGATTGGCTGTTAACTTTAAAGTTGGCGACGGAACAAAGAAATATTCAGAACTACCATATTTTATCGCCTACTTCAATAACGTTACCAATTGCAAGGTTATACCATATATTGAAACAAGCGGCAATAAAACTATTGCAGGCATATTTCGCAATCAATCCACTTTAGCTAAGATCTATTTCATTAATAATTCAGGTGCAGAGGTTACTCTGAATTTAGGTAGTACGGATGGGGGTACTGAAGTGGGTAGCATTGTTTTGCCTAATGATATATCTTGCTTAGATGTTGACGCTTATTTTGACGAGGCAACCACTCTATATTTAACGGGATTAGTTGGCGTTGATTACACAATGTTTATCTTATACTATCAGTTAGATGAGCAACCTGTTATACCGAGCGGTGGAAGTGGGGGCGTCGGAACTCAATGGGTGGCGGGTACGGTGTATGCCTTTAAGCCTATGTATTCAGGCCATACAGCCGCTTCATGGGACTTTATAAGTGGTTTTGGTAAAGTAGGCACACCTTATGAAAACGCTGTCCTATGGGGCACAAATGGACTGCCTGATTTGGGTGATACTTATTTGAGAGGGTATAAGACAGGCGATACGCTTGGGGGTAGTTACGGGGATAACTCAAAAACAATCGCTTTTGCTAATTTGCCTGAATTAAAGGTGAGTATTCCATCTAATATTGGCGGTGTTGCTGGTAGCGGCGGCATACAATACAACGGGGCGAATAATAATACCGTGTCACCAAGTATCAGGGATGCTTCGTTAAATCCATTCGCAGGACAAACAGCGATAGATATTTCGCCTAAATCAAATATTGTTTTATACTTTACTGGCATATTAACAACATGAGAAACGCAAAGTTTTTAGATATAATAAAGTCTTTAGGCGGTTATCTGCGTGTTGATAACAAGGCAGGATATAAGGAGACGTATACAATTGACGATTTAGGTGATAATGACTTTATTACTAAGGGGTTGGTTGTTAGCGGTGGTATATCGGGTAGTAATGTTTTTTATGAATCTGGCACTGCACTGCCAATTACAATGGTAAACGGTGTTGATTTTGCAACAAATGCCTTACGCCCAATAGTTAACATGACGGTCGCAGAAAGCGATACGGTAGATACCAATTCCGGCTATGCTCCTGTATTAGTACGGTATAACTTTACAGACGAAGATAAAGACACCCTTGCCTCTATAACTATACTTGACAACGGTACTGGGTCTTTAGAATTTGATAGCTGGTTTAGGGTGGTTTAAAATTTCAGACCCTTTCATGATATAGTAAATGTTCTGTACCTCATGTACAAATTTAAATCTATCTCCCATGTAAATGCCGCCAAGTTCAGAATACCATATATTTGACTGTTTCCTAAAGAATAATTTAATAGCCCCCTATAGGGATAGCATACTGCCATACTCCCATATATTCTTTTGCGCCCAAATTAACCAACCATTCTTCGGTTAATGGTATACCTGAAACAATATCACATGTATACATATTATCGTATTTATCATTCAGTTTGCTAAATACTACTAATGATGGATCGCTACCATTCCAATCATTGTGCCGTTGCGATTCTACGCGCTCAACTATATGGACTTCATCAAAGTCATCATAAATATAATTTCCCACTCTAAGTTCGTTTGGTTGTATAATTGTTTTCATTTATTTCCCCTCCTTTATCAAATAATCCTGTAACATTTGCAGTTCGCTTTCGAGTTGGGCGATGCGGTCGGTAGCTGGCTCAATAAACTTTTCTAACAAGTAAAAAGCCTTTTTATGTTCATTGCTATGAATATAGTGGGCAATAGCAGTACACACGGCTAACATCTTTTCCTCTTTACTCATCTTACTTTCCATTAATAGTTACGTATAAGATATAATGATGCTTTAAAAACAGATGAAAATATATTGTCGTCCATAACTGTGTTATTTCTAAATATAAAATAGTAATTTCCTTTTTGCCTGATATTATAATCTTTGTATCTTTCGGATATAAAAGTTCTTACTATTGGCAAATCATTTTCTTGGTTACTTTCCATTTAGTGCTTTGTTGATGGCGTTAAAGGTTTCCCTCTAACCATGAATCCCTATAGTCTTTTACAAATTGCTTGCCTTCTTCAAACCACAAATCGTATATATCAGATTTAGCCTCTATAGATAGATTTAAATCGTCACGTAAATACAAGAATGATAAAATAGTGTGAGCCTCTGCCAATAGTTCATCTTTACTTTTCATATTAAATTTTCATTTATTGGTAATAATAATTTGCTCAACTCTTTAATGGCATACTCCATTTGTTCACAAAATTCATAGTCATCACCAGCTTGAATTTGCATAATTCTTAACTCTGCGATTCTGTCTTTAATTCTTAATTCCATATCTCCCACCATTTCTTTTTAGGTTGTTTATTTTTGTTTAGTGCTGCCTCGCACTTCATTCTGTGCCAGTTGTACATCACCAAATCCTTTTCGGTAATGTCGTGGGTTGCGTTGATTAGTCTTCTGCCAGCCATAAAAATAACTCCTTTCGTGTGTCGAACTTAAATATCTTTACTATTTGACATGTTGCTGCACATTTGTCGGCAGCAACATTAAAGGCATCTTGAATTGTTCTACCGCCGCCCGCCCATGATGTTCTACCGTCTTTACCAAAGATGTAAACATTTAAAGAGTAAAAATGTGTAAATCCTTTATCGCCATTAGCGTCAATTACACCAATATTGTCATAGTCTGTTAACTCGCTTACCGTTAATCTGTTTTTAGGTTTTAATTCTACTTCGTGTTTCATATCTTTTTATCCTTTCCTTTTAAATCCCCACCCAAGCGGTATATCGTTGCGGTGGGCTGTGTATCTGTACATTTCTTGGTGTCCGCTGAAGTAACTGTTGTTATACATTCGGACGTAGTATATTTTGTTTATAGGGTAGGGGTCGGCTGCGTAAATAAATAGGATCATTTCACAACAAAGGCCATATCTAAATCTATCAACTGTTGTTTAAAGTCGTCGTCAACATCTGAAACCCATTCCCATCCGTACTCTGTTGCACCGTAATATAAATCAGACGGTTCCCAATAATCATCAAACATTCTGCCCTTACATTCAATTACTCTTTCTTTAAATGACGGCTCGCCTTCTTCAATTTCTTCTTCCGTTTCCTCATCTGCCCAACTTGAATATAGTTTACCCGAAATACATGGATTGTAATCACCGTTACCAATAGTAGGTTCTGATTTTAACCATTCGTAAACCGCCTCATCTGATGAAGCAAATAAGTAGCAAACAATTCCTGTTTTACTATCTTTTTGCGATAGGTGCGTAAACAGTATTTTGTACAATGAATTTAAACTTTGATTTTCCATATCTATATTTCTAATTAATTCCTTTTAAAAAACAGCGGCTCCCTCTCGCAGTCGGCACGCTGTTAAACCTAAACCAAACACAATTATACTACCTTGGCGATAGTGTGGAGTACTCGGGGATCGAACCCGAAAACGTTGTGTGTCTACGTTTCCAAAACTACGTGCAGGTAATCAATCCGCTTTTCGTTTCGTTCGGCTGCGTTCATTGCGCACTTACTTACAGCCCAAAACATCCATGTACTACCCCATTTTACCCATTTAGCAGGTGGGTGCCTGTTTAATTTGAGCGGGGAGAAAGATTTGAACTTTCACACTGGGCATAACCGCCTTGCTCTGCCATCCACTACCATAGTAAGGCTAATGTACACTTACCTTATGCTCTTGTGGCTTAAGCTACCCCCGCTTATTTCACTTCCCTTTCATCCAATTAACATCGCTATCATCGTTCGGGTTCTTTTCGAGGTAAAAGCGGATTTGCTTTCTGAATAATACGCCGAGTATTAGGGCAGTTAGGGTGAATAGTAAGTCCATATGATTTAAGTTAGTAACTGATAAATATGATAAACATAAACTTCCTGTATATGGTTTCCTTCGTCATAAAGGTATTCATGTTGAGGGTCTTTAGTTCCGATGTACTCACCCCATTTATGCCACCTCCAACCGCCATCCGATGGCTGATCTGATTTTGATACCTTAGTAAAAGATATACAGAAATCCAATTCGGGGTTGTTAAGCCACTTTGAATACCGATCTTTAACTTGGTCTATATTGTCACATACGCCATATGGGCCAAAACCTTCAAAGTCGAAATAATCTTCTTTGGCATTCTGAATAGTGTTACCAAAGCTGAAACTTGGGCTTTCATAAATACCTGTTTCAACTTCTATTGGTATGCCACCCTGTCCTAATAATGATAGTATCAATGCGGTGTCTCTGTCTTGTTTTCTTATTATTGCTGATTTTAACATAATTATTTTTCTTCTCCTAAATTAAGTTGGTTTAAAAAGTTGCGTAGTTGGATGGCTTCGGATTTGTCGTATATTACCTCTTGCCCTTTGTCGGAAGTAGTAACTAACATATCCTCTTGCCAATCTATAAAAACTGGATATTTACTGTTTGTTGTTATCTCTGTTTTCATATAATTAATTAAAGTTCTTTAACCATTCTAAGAACCCATTCGTCACCAAAGTTTTCTAATAATTGAACCATTATATCAACTCCGTCTACCATTGATATTTTAACTTCTATCCCTATCGTACCGCTTCTGTTACCTGCTGCTCGTATTAAGGTTATATCGTCACCAACTATTGTAAGTGGTAAAAATTGATTACTATACTCCGTTTCCATATTTACTATTTGTTAAGGGTGGTGATTAAAGTTAATAGTTGTTCGGTTGAAATATCATCCCATTTAATAGCCTTTACTTTTCTAAGGGCATTTTGACGGGTGTATTGCTCTTTTAGGCTATCAGTTATAAGCCTGTAATAAGTTGATATGTAACCGCCACTGCTTCCTTTCGACTTAACATGGTCAAATGTTGGATTATCTAACTTTTCGCCGTCACTTAAAACAGCGGTGGTTTTTGTTAACCTTTCAACAGTTACTAAGGCTAAACCGTGATACCTCGTATCTGCAAATAATTGGTCGCCTACTTTCAATTCCGTTTTCATATCTTATGGGTTAAAGGTTAGTGGTAAAACAAGAAGCGTAACCCCTATTGGAACACATCAACTCAACGCACATACCTCTTAAACGTGCCTGATATTTTTCAGGCGATTCACCTTCTTTTTGTATCATTTCATTATTAAACCAATCTGATGTTATTTTCTGATTGAATTTATTAATGGTGTCTTTTACACCTAATTCATAAGCCTTTATCTGTTCAGGCTTCAAATCTTTTTTCGGGTCAAAGTCCCTTACTGTTACTGTTTTCATACCCCTTTATAATTAAACATTGCGTTTTCGATTCGGTTAAGTATTTTGTAGTAGCGGATAGCTTCGGATTGAATACCCATAGCAGACCACATTTCAACAGCCCATAATGCACTTTGACGCATTTCTATTAGGCAAGAGTAGGTTGTTTTCATTATGCGGCCTCCTGTAGGTTAGTGGTAAGATAATCCTTAACAACGTCACGCAGGTTTTCGGTAAGATATTCATCTACAGGTATAACCCGTTCATCAAGTCCGTCACACTCCAAAGAAACATATTTCCAATTAGTGAAAGTTTCTAAGTTTAGTTGGTTTTCAACAATATAGTTTTCAATACTTTCATAAGAGATAACCATGTTAACATTTGCGGTGCCGTTATCGTCTTGCAATGAGTAGTCAACTTTTACACCGTTGCGGGTTTCTGTTACGTCGAATATTTCAATTTCAGTTTTCATAATTTGTGTTGTTTGATTATGATGTAAAGATACAACTACTTTTTAATAATGCAACACTTTTTATAAAAATAATTATAATTTATTGAAAAAATCTCTCAAAAGCCTGTTTAAACCTATGCCATGCCGCTTTCTAACATCAGTTAATTTTTCCTTTTCTACTTTAAAAGTTACAACTATAGGGTTTTGTAACTCTTTTTTACGGCCCGAATTGGCTATTCTGCCCTCAATTTTGTTTTTACGCATAATACAAAGTTAGTGATTTTTTAATAGCACAACACTTTTTTTTATACTTTGTAGGTGTGTGTGTATTTTTACACTATATGCAATTCGCTATTAAATCATTCGGCTACCTAACAGGTTTAATCAACCTATATGCTATAACCACATTCATAATCGTATGCGTAAACTCTTAATCTTACTCCTATTACCCCTTGCTTCATTGGGGCAAGCACCGACAAACTCAACCACGCAAATTAGCGGCTCAACAGCCTTTACGCCAACTGGTTGGCGGTATAAGGATAGCACACAGGTGCAGATGTATAATACTACGTTGGGCAAATACTTTCAACTGGTTACCGGGAAGCAGTTTAATGACTATATTGGCACCGCAACACAGGCGGCTATAACAGCAGGCGGCACCGTAAATGGATGGACAGTAAGCAGTGTTCCGACAGTTGGGCAGGTTGTAACAACAGGTACGCCGCAAGAGGTATTTTATCAATTATATAAACAAACACAAGTACCTACAGCATCATTAAGCGGGGGTACAACTTATGAGTTAGGCGTATCTGATGCGACACACAGTCTTTCGTGGAGTTATGGCAGGCAAGCGGCTACAGCCACAATAAGTACGGCAGTTATTAGTCCCGGATCGTTAAGTGTTTTTGGCTCTCAACCTGCACAGCCTGGAACCGTTTCAGGCACTCAATCGGTAACAACGCCAAGTAATACTAATCGGACTTATACGCTTACCGTTACCACATCGGATGGTAAAACAGCTATAGCCACAACTACCGATACTTGGTTGCCCGGTAGATATTGGGGTAGATCAGCAAGTGCAACACCTGATAATACGATAATTCTTGCTGTTGCAGGGGGCGAAAAACAACTTAATGGAGCCAAAGCAAATACGGGCTTTACAATTACATCGAGCGGCAGCAATTATGTGTATTACGCTTATGCAGCCTCATTAGGTGACTTAACATCCATTTTGGTGGGTGGTTTTGAAAGCATAGGTGCATTTACAAAAACGGTCGTTTCGGTTACTAACGTTAACGGATACACCCAAAACTATAACGTGTATACATCTAACAGTACATTTTCTGCTACCACTCCAACAATTATAACGAACTAATGAAAAAGCTACTATTCATACTCTCACTATTTATAAGTACAGCCGCTTTGGCGCAAGTGCCCTTAGCTGGCTACGTAACAACTATTGGCCCGGCTGATACATATCCTGTTACCTTAGATTCATTACAGGCAGGTGGATATACAACAACCTACAACTACACCACCCGTAATGCCATAACCCCCGCAAGGCGTAAGATAGGTATGATGGTGCAGTATAGCAGCAATAAAGATTCAACCTTTACTTTAGTTGGGGGTATTGCAAATGCTAATTGGGTTTATATAGGGAGCGGTAATTTTATTAAGAATACCACTACCCCCCAAACAGCTGATTTTAATATAACAGGTAGCGGATATGTTGGGGGGGCTTTTACGGCTGAAACGGCAAGTAATTTTATCCTTTTGGGAGATCATTCATCCAATAGTGCTATATTGGATATAGCACCTCCTGCACAAACAGTTGTGGGAAGAGCATCTAACGGGACTGTGTCAGGTAGACTTACATTAAACCCCAATCAAGTATATATAGGTATAGAAAATGACGCTAACGGGACTAATCAAGGCATAAATTTTAGTCCTTACGGTCCACCCTTTGTTAATGACCGTTTTTTTAGTAAGGGATTAATAAATTCAGGTGACTATGAGGCTAACTTTACAGCAAGGTCTTTAATTACAAAACGCTACGCAGATAGTTTACATACCACAGCTGTACTAAAAGCAGGTGATACCATGACAGGGCAACTCAACCTGCCAACAATTAAAGTAGGTACGCATGCGCTTAATCCAGGGGCGGGTAGCGGTGCCTTTAACGACATAGGTCTAACAAGCGCAACTACTGATAGGTCAACTCAAATATTCTATATTGACAGTGCCAGTGTGTCTAAACCAAGATGGGCATGGTCAAGAGAAACGCAGAGCAATGGGTATGATTTAAGGCTATTGAGGTATGGTGCTTCGGGATTAAGCAGTGATTATACATCCGCTTTGGAATATTCCTATTTAACAGGAAGCGCAAAGTTTAAAGCACCAATATTTAATACAAATACTAATACAGGAGCATTAACAGATAGCGGAGTCGTTAAAAAATCAAGTGGGGAGTTTGCAAGGATTGCGCCGATGTCAACTATATTGGGGAGTTATGTACCATATTCATTAGCATCTGGACCAGTTAACCTAAACGCCCAAAACCTTACAAACGTAGGTAACTTAGCTATTTCGGGAACAGGTATTTTTGGTAGCGGCTCTACAGGTGTGATACCCCATCCCTATAAGTTTACAGAAGCTAATACTTCATCAGTAGCAGGGGTAATCTCTATTCAAAATCTTTCTACTAATGGATATTCAGCGATAACAGGATACGATAATTTAGGAAACTATAAGTATTCGACAGGTCATTCAAACGCATCAAATTTTGCCTACTTTGACTTTGCCGGCGACAAATTTCAGATAGGTAATAGCGGCTCTGAAAAATTTAGAGTTGCTCCTACGTTCTTATTTAGTACAGTTCCTTTAGGTATTAACACAACAACACCACTTGCAAATATCCATGTTAACACAAATAACATTACAACTAATGGTGCTTTATTTATAGGGGATAATACCAATACAGGGTCCCTTATTAGTTTTCAGGGAAGAGCGTGGGTTGGTTATGACAGCAACAATAATGCTATTTTTTCATCTGGAAGCGCTAAAACGCTTTCATTAAATGTTAACGGCGCAACTGCGGCAGCGTCTACAACAGCTTTATTCATCACATCAGCAGGTCTTATCGGCATCGGCGGACAATCAAGTACTCTTCCACCAACGCATACGTTAACGTTTGGCTCAACATCGACAGGTATAGCTAATTACCTTACTGTTGACCAAACCACAAATTTTGAAAGAGTAAGGACTTTTTGGAATAGTAATGTTTATACAATTCTTACTGAAGCCGGGGGCAGCGGAACTCCGCGCACTATTGCTATAGGTGGAACAAATAAACTTACAATAGATAACAACGCCAACCTTACGACCGCAGGTGTAAGTAATTTTTTCGGTAGTGGTGCTACAAGCGGGGTTATTGGTGTTGGAGGTACTGTTAGTACAATTGCAACAAGTAGTACTATAGGACGCATATTTAATGTTGCTGCGGGTACTATTACCCGTTCTGCTGACGCTGGAACTATAGCGCATAGTGTTACTTCAAGTATTGGCATACCTACTTTAGCAGCAGGGGCGGCTAGTACATACACGAATGCTTCAACTTTATATGTTGCGGGGGCACCTGTTGCAAGTACGAATGTTACTATAACTAATCCATATTCTTTATATGTTAACGGAGGCAATTCGTTTTTTGGTGGTTCAGTAACAGCAACCTCATTTAGCGGTGCGGGTACTGGGTTAACTGGAACAGCATCAGCACTGAATATAGGCGGTAATGCTGCTACAGTAACAAATGGGGTCTATACAAACGTTTCTAATACCCTAACAGGTGCAACCCCTCTTTTAATAAGCTCATCCTCTACAGGCACCGCGCCGTTTAGGTCAATAAATTCAAACGCTTCGGGTTCGGCTGCTACATTTGGCGGAGGGGACGCAACACACGCAGTTATTGATATAAGAAGCGCAGCGGGTGCTGGTGCGGCTTTAATATACGGTGACGGAAGTGCAATATTTAACGCCCCTGTTAAAGCGGGGGGATATACAGTAGCTACATTGCCGACAGGGGTAGTAGGCCAAATGACTTACGTAACAGATGCTTTAGCGCCATCATACCTTGTAACGATAGTTGGTGGAGGCTCAATTGTAACCCCTGTCTTTTATAATGGTACAACATGGGTTGCACACTAACACTTTAAAACAAACATATCATGCCAAACGAAAACGAAAAAGAGGAACCTAAAAAGGAAGAAAAGGTAGTGACCACAAACGGAAACGAGCCTGTTACATGTTCTCCAGGATACCACTGGGACGCAGAAAAAAAAGAATGTGTAGCAGATCCGGGATGAGAACAGTTTTAACAATATCTTATCTTTTGCACTATTGCCTTTGGGTTTGTTTCTCAATGTTATTACAGCAAACGGATAAGGTAAACTGGACGGATAGCAAGACGATGTACTACGCCCCTAATGCATCGTTGATCTTGTTTTACCTTTTGATAGGTGACAATGGCGAGCCGTACTTACAGCAATTTAAAAAAATATGTTTACTTTCGATTATGTCTATTTTTATCGTTATGATTTTAAATTATCAAGGGGCTGTTACTAATACTTACAAATTAATTGAATGCTTTTGTGGTTTGGTTTTTGTAACCTCTTTAATGATTTTAATTTCAGGAAAAAGGCATGAAGCATTTAACGAATAATATAATGACAAGCCCACCTAATCACTGGTACATAGATCTTCTGTTATGGATAAAGGATAACGCCGTTGTGTGGACTTCCCTTATATTAGGATGGAAAGGGCTTGATCTAGGATTTAGGTTGATTAAAGACGGACGGGATAACGCAATACGCTCAATAGTTCAAGACGAGATAGGCAGAAGCATGGCACCTAAACTGGATAATCTTAGCGATAAGATAGAAACGCTTGGCAACGCTGTTTTTGAATTGAGAAATAGATTATGAACGATCTCGCACAATACGGACTACAGGGAATTGTAATTGCAGGACTTGCGTGGTATGTTTTGAGAATAGAGAAACGCCATAGCGATGAAAGAGGAGAATGGAAAAAAACTACTGAAAAGCAGTTTGAGGATAGTAGCCGGGTAATTAATGAAAACACCAATGTATTAGCAGGTTTAAAAACACTTTTAGAAAATAGACGATGAAAGATATTGCCTTATTATTTCTTATTGTTATAGCCCTATTATCAGCCTTTATAGCGTACGAGTTTTGGCGATCAAAGGACGGTAGACTGCGAATATTGATTATCAGACTATTCCTTAGTAAAATATGGGTGTACGGCGGGGCTGCAATAGCTTATACATGGTCGATTAATTTAGATGAATGGGTAACACGGGTTATCCTTAATGCACCGATGTTTATCGTTATGATACAATTGTACGGTTTTATTAGAATGAAGGATAAATAGTTACATTTGTGTTATGGATGGAACAGCGATAATTGTATTGTTTGACTTTATAGTTTTTGCTGTATGGTTCGCATTCAGGATTAGCAAATGAAAACATACGGCTATTGGTTTTTTGGTAGTGTGGCTATAGTAGTGACTAAGATTATTATTGATTTATGGAAATAAAAACATTAGATGATGCAGGTGTAAAACTGATAGCCGATTTTGAGGGTTGCGTCCTGCATCCATATAGGGATAAGGCAGGAATACCAACTATTGGTATAGGCATGACTTACTATCCAGAAACAGGTAAGAAAGTAACGATGCAGGATAAACCATTAGCAAGCGTTTCAGAGGCTTACAGGCAGTTTAGATTAATGGCTAAGAACTATTGCCTCGGCGTGTACTCAACCACTAGAGACGACCTTAAACAGAATGAATTTAACTCGCTTGTTGCGCTTACCTATAATATAGGTACGGGCGGCTTTAACGGATCTACTGTTCAGAGATTGGTTAATCAGTATGTGAGTGGAAAGCCTTTGTTAGATGCCTTTAAAATGTGGAACAAGGCTACTGTAGATGGTAAAAAGATTGTTGTTGGTGGATTAACCGATAGACGCATTAAAGAATACAATAATTATATAAAAACCTGTTAATATGAACAAAATTCCTACAACTTTTTTCGGGCAACTGTTAGCGAGACTATCAGGAGAAACCCCGACTTTCTTTAAAAAGATATTTGCCTTTGGCGCAACGCTGTTAACGACCGGGGTTGCTTTACTTGGATTAAAAGAGGGCAACGTAGCTATCCCTGAAATAATATATACCGCTGCATCTTACATGGTTACGGCTGGAACTGTTATTTCAGTTGTGGCTAAATCAGCAACAACCAATCCTGATCTGCAAGCAAAAGGCGGGGCAATACCAAAAAGTTCTGTTGATGCTGTTAAAGAGGCTAAGGCAGATGAGATAAGTAAGTAAAAAACAAATCCCCGCTTTCAGAACGATTGCGGGGATTGAAGGTAGTGTAGGGTTATTTATATGCTTTTACTATAATGAAACATAGAAAATACCCCGCTGTCATACCGGATAAAAATATTGCAATATATTCTGCTTTCATTACGCCACAATTTTAGGATCATAAACTACCTGAATACTTGCAATGGCCTGTGGTCTGCTTAATTCAACTTCTTTATATTCCGCCTCTAATACAGCTACCTCGGCAGCTATTGAGTTCATAACGTGTGGAAAGGTCTTTTCTGAAAAGTCAGACAGTTTCTTTTCTGCCCATCCAATTTCTTCAAGCCATGCGCCTATTCTTGGCCGGACATAAGCCAATGCGCCGTTATCTAATGGCGTTTTAGTTAGATTAACTACTACATCTAACAACGGGCTATCTACAACCTGTTTGATAATGTTTCCTACATCCTTGCCTATTTTAAGGGCTTGAGATACTTTTTTTGCTGCGCCTGTTATCCAGTCAGCGATTTTTTTGAAAATGCTCATGTTATTTGTTTTTAAATTGTTTATGTTCATTCAATAACGCAACCACTACCATTACAGGTAAAAGTATGATTGCTATTATGGTTGCTAACTTGCTCATGTTTTTTACTAATTAAGACATATAAAAGTAGTATTAATGGTACTAATAGTGAAATTAACGCCTTGTTCACCTTTCGCCTCTCTTCTTAATTGACAAAGTAAACATAGCAAGTAGTATTACCAAAGCAGCTATGTGCATAAGGCTTTCGTACTTGAAAAAGTTTAGCAGGCAATATACTGTCGTTGCCAGTATGCCGAACAAATGGCCGCTTCCGCTTACTCTTGGGTTTCTCATTTTGGTTGGATTAGTACGCTGTCCAATTTCACCCTTTTACCCAATTCCACCAAATAAGCGTCAATGCCTTTCTGCATCTGCACTGCTTCATCGGGCTTAATGTTAGGTTGATAGATAACGGTGTTCTTGCGCTCGTTTAACTGCTGTGTGAGCAATTGAAAGTCCTCGACGGGTATTTGTACTACCTTTTGATATTGAGGCTTTGTAGGGGCTGCTTTAGGCTCTGTTTTTGATTGAGCGAAAGAAGTAGTGGTTGATAATAAGATTGCGGATGTGATGATGATTTTTTTCATTTTGTTGTTATTTGTTGATTAAAATTAATGTACTGTCGTTTTTCCAAACCATTCGCTTTTTATCGAATGATAGGATTAGGCTATCGTAGCCAGTTGGGCTATGTATATCTGTAACCTTGCCGTTTTTAATCATATTGATTTTAAGTAGGCTACCCGATCTGCCCGAAAACATAATGGTTGCAGGTGGTAATTGCGTGCCCACAAACAACGTGCTTCCCGATAGGCTTGTTGAAGTGTTTATTTTAAATCCTGGGTCTTTATCCTCAAGAGTCTGCAATACAAGCGTCTGCCCAAACCCTGCCGCCGCAAGTAATAATGCTGTTAGTGTAATTAGAGTTGTTTTCATGGTTTTATTTTAATGATTTTATTGGGTTAAAAGTTACGTTTGTTAATGTTGTTACGCCGTCAGGCACTACTCTAATACCGATATTTGATATATAACTTGACGGCTTTTCGGATTCTTCACACCCCACAACCATAAGGCATAGTAGGGTTAGGTAAATTGGGTTTTTCATTTGAAGTCGTTTAATGTTTGAGCGTCTTCATTTTTACCGTCGATATAGCTTTTTAAAACAGCTTTTGCATTTGCGCTATCTAAAAACAAATCGTAGGCTATCTCTTTATAATATGGTTCAATTCCATACTTGCCGTGATAAAGATACTGCCCTGAATCATATCCTTTAATAACTTTTATAGCGTAGTATTTCCCGTTTGATACTATTTGGTAATTGGGCGGAACTTTATAAGAATTTTGCTTTCCATATAACTGATTAAAGTATCTATTGTGAAATGCCATTGAGTCTAAGCCGTAGCAAAATACAAATAAGGCAAAACTTATTAGTAGTCCCAAAAACAATCTCGGTAGAAAGCCTATAGGCTTATCTTCCTCATTTTCTTCTGTAAGTTCTAATTTTTTAGTTTCCATATAATTATTTTTAAGTGTTTTTTCTTTCCCCCACCCGCATAAAGAGAGGGTGAGAGGGGGTTAAAGGCTGTAATAGTTATTTAAAATCTCATTAGCCATTTTTACAGCTTCCGATTCGGGGATAATTAATGTTCCTTGCGGTGTGCTTAATAGCGTATGGGTTGTATCGTCATTATCAAATGATAAATAAACGTGGCCTTTATTATCAGCCAATTCGATTTGGTTTTTATGTGGGTTAATGCTCATATCAATTAAGTGAATATGTTATAAATAAATAGCTAACAGCAAATTTAGACGTGTCAGGTGTTGGATTTTTCCAGTACATTAATTCCAAATCCATATAGCCTTTGTAAATTGGTTCCTCTGCTTTAATCATAATTCTTTTTTCTTTTACCGCCTATATATGGCGGGGGTAAGAGCTTTTCCATGTTATTTAGATTGGGGTTGAGGTAATTCGTAATCAGGCAATTCATTAACCCAATAATCAAATACCTCTTTCAATAATGCAGGGTCTTTTGCCCTTAACTCTGTGATTGTATACCCGCCACTATCTAACAGCGACTTTATAAAGGCAGAGAATAACTTCCCCTCACTACCGAGGGTGTAGGCGTTGTTAGCTACCTCTATTATCCTGCGCTGTGTTTGTGGTGGCTGTTCCTCAAAGTAGGGGAAACTGTGGCCTATAAGGTCTTTCAATTCGGGTGTTAGGCGGTTGAGTTGGTTAGTGGTCATTTGATATACGTTTAGCGGTTACAAAATTAGCGACCATATCGGAGTACTTAATGCGCAGGGTAGGATCAATTTTCTTTGCCTTACTTACATAGGTTTTAAACGTTCCTAAAACCATTCCATGTACTTCGCGCGTTTCACCTATAGCCATTGCGGCTATTTCAGCGGGTGTAATTCTTTTTGTTGGTATTTCTCTTTTAGCCATAATATAAAAGTCTTTTTACTGCCAAATCCGCAAGCCTTGTGAGCGTTGCGGTAGCAGACCGTGACTATCTCACGGCACACGGTATTTTAATTACCAAATTCCATTATCATAATCAATCCATAATTTACCTTTAAATATTTCACTTAAAGGCTTTGCTTCATTATAAGATAGCGGGTATGTATTCCTGCCGTCTTGATAGGTCACACGCCAAACACGTTTATATGTAGAGTGCGCGATTATGAATTTTAGTATTTTCATAATATATATTCCTTTAGCGTTTCAATATCCCTCGGTAATTTAGCAGAAACAGCAACGCGTTTAAACTTTTCCTTATCAATGTTCTGTATAGACTTTGTGTGCGAATCAGTGCTTTCAGTGTTATACACGTAAGTTTCTGAAAGTAGTTTTTCGGCTACTAAATCTTTCTGCTGATTTAGTAAGTTTATTAGCTTGCTAAGTTCTATTGTTATAGTTGACATATTACCCGAGGTTTTCAGTTATTTCTAAAACTTTACCTGTAGTTAGCTTCAATTTAACATCGAAACTTCGGGTTTCTGTATGTATCATATCCCAAACACTTAAAGGCCAAATAGTTTCAAACTCATCTGTGCAAGGCTCTAAATGTGGGAACTGTTTTTTAAAGGCATCTATTATGCCTTTAGTAATTTTGTCTTTACGCTGTTGGTGTGTCATGTGAGATAGTTTTAAAATGATTTGTTTAATTATTACAATACAAACATACAACTAATATTTACATTTGCAAAAAATATTTTAAAATTTATTTTTTATTTTTATTTGCAATTACCAAAACCACCCCCTATATTTGTACCGAACTAAAAGGAAAAGAGCAAAATGAAAACTTACGAACCAATATTAGGCGCTGAAAGCATGGATGAATATGTTTTGCGGAGCATTAAAAAAATAATTGACTTAAACGTAGGTAACGGTGCAGTTGCCTATCAGATTTTTATTGACGAAAAAGATAGGTCTTTAAATTTCAACACAACAAAGGGTAGCTTCAAATTAAGATGATGGTAATTATAAACGATAATATAGAAGTATATTTTAATACGGAAACTTCTGAATTCAAAATAAAACAGCATGGTAGGCTTGATACCGCTATATCTCTTACAAAAGACGAAGCTAAAGAATTGGCGCTGTATATATTGAATTTACATTTCCTTTAACCCCACCCTTTCCAAACATTAAACACAGGAAGATATGAAAACTTACACACTGCAATACGATAACTACACTATTGAGTACGAAATTGAAGGCGATGTTGATGGGATACATGCCATATTATTAGGCATTAAAAATGAAGTTGGCGCACCTGTTAACGAGGCGTTTTTTGATAAAGAAACGCTTGCTGATATGAAATTCATCTGCGAAAGCGAGTTTTCTGATTTACAATTTAACCATTACAAAAAAACAGGCGAGTGGCTTTAACCACCCCCACTACAACACTTAGCGATATGAAAAGGGACGAATATGTATAAATATTATAAATATCGAATATATCCTACAGGCACTCAAAAAGTGTTGCTCGAAAAGCATTTCGGGTGTGTTCGCTTTGTTTATAATTTGGCTTTGGAAACTAAAATAGCAGCGTATAGAGGCAGTAAGCATAGTCTATCTGCATACGACTTGCAAAAGCAACTTACCGACTTAAAGAAAGATTTGCCTTGGCTAAATGAAGTTACGAGGGATTCTATGGATAAGGCGATACTTAACATGGACGTTGCGTATAGTAAATTTTTTAAGGGTTCAGGATTTCCAGCCCTTAAGAAAAAATCAGGCAAAAATTCATTTTTTGTTAAGGAGAGTATAATTATTAAAAATGGTTTTCTTTTTATAGGCAAGTTCAGAGAGGGCATAAAAGTAATTCAACATCGGGCTTTTAATGGCGTGGTAAAATCTGCAACTATATCAAAAACGCCAACTAATAAATATTACGCTTCTATTTTAGTACAAACAGAAAATATCCCATTTCCGCATAATAGCGGTACTGTAGGGATAGACTTAGGGATAAAAACATTTGCGGTGCTATCGGATGGTAAAGAATACGAATCGCCTAATCTATTACGAAAATCATTAGACAGGCTGGCGGTATTACAGCGCAGAGCAAGCCGTAAGAAAAAAGGATCGGCCAACCGTAAAAAAGCAAATTTAAGAGTATCAATACTACATGAACGCATAACTAATCAGCGCAACCACTTTTTGCATAACGTATCAAATGAGATAACCAATCAATACGGTACTATTTGTATAGAAGATTTAGCTGTTAAAAATATGGTTAAAAATAGAAAATTAGCTTTATCAATTTCAGATGCATCTTGGAGTAAGTTTGCTACCATGTTGAAATATAAAGCTGATTGGAAGGGACGAAAGTTAATTGCAGTAGGCAGGTTTGAGCCAACATCTAAAACTTGTTCAGGATGCGGCAACATAAAAGATATGCCATTAATTGAGCGTGTGTATAATTGCGATTGCGGCTTAACTATTGACCGTGACGTTAACGCAGCCATAAATATAAGAAATTCAGGCTTATTACGAGCCAGTGAGCCTATGGAGTTGCCGACATTGGTCGGGGCTGTGAAGTAGGAAAAATGTAAGCAAAAGACAGTATTTAAGGCGAACTTTTTAAACTAACAACTAAATAAATTAATATGGAAAAACAGAAATTCCATAAATACTTAACAACTTAATATTTAACAACATGACACAAAAAAAAGACGGCTTACAAATCAGCCAAAATGAACAATCAGCAATCAGTCAATTCTCTAGTACAGATATTGACATTATTAAAAATTCAGTAGCTAAAGGTACTACCGATGCGGAGTTAAAATACTTCTTAGCGGTTGCCGCAAGTACGGGACTTAACCCATTTCAAAAAGAAATATGGTGCTATAAGTCGGGTAGCGATATGTTAATATTTGCAGGCCGTGACGGTTTCCTTGCCAACGCCCAACGTAAAAAAGACTTTAAAGGCATTCGCTCTGCTTATGTATGCGAGGGGGATAAATTTAAAATGAACATTGTTAGCGGCCACATTGAGCATGAATTTACGCAGGCTAATAGGGGCAACATTGTAGGCGCTTACGCTATCGTTAAGCGTGAGGGTATGGATGCATTTATTGCATGGGCTGACTTTAAAGAATTTAACAAGGGTTATAATGCTTGGAAAACAAATCCGGGCAGCATGATTAAAAAAGTTGCCGAGGCACACGCATTAAAGCAGGCTTACTCATTAAGCGGTATTGATAGTGAGCATGACTACGATTTTAACCGTAATACATTTGCGCCAACTACAGAGGAAACCGACTATACCGAAATTGAAACACCTGCTGAAATTGTAGTTGATGAAGCGATTTTAACGGCTATAGAGGATGCAAAAACTCTTGATGAGGTAACAGCTATATATAACGATAATTCAGCTTTACACGGGCAGGAAGTGTTTATTAAGGCACTTGGCGCACGTAAACAGGCTATTAAGAAAGCTGAAAAGGAGGCTGCTAAAGCATAATGCCGCAGGAAACCTTTACCCGAAAAGAAGTAAGGGAATTGCTAAAGTGTCAGATAAAAGCCAGTGCGGAAAGTTACAACCGTGCTGGCCCTGATAAAGCCTTACTTTCATTGTGTTTTTCATTGTATTGCGATGAAATGACACGAACATCTAAAGTCCTTAAAAACGTAAACGTCATAAAATTTTAATCATGGAAACCGAACAAATAGACGAAGTCCTAATCTTAGAAGATAGGCAATCAAAAATAGATCAACTTATAAGCGATTTAATGGACGGTAGCAAAACGCTATCGTTCAGTTCGCTAAAGGCTTTTAGAAATTCTCCAAACGATTTTATAGATTATGTTTTCAGGGAGAAAAAACAGACCGATGCAATGTTATTAGGTACGCTTATACATTGCTTAGTTTTAGAGCCTGAAAGGTTTGAGGATCGGTTTACCGTATTAGATGACGCTGATAAGATAGCCGAAATTGGCGGCGGCAATCCACGTGCAACGAAAGTTTACAAAGAATGGAAGGCGGAATTTTTATCAACATGCACAGGCGAAGTTATACCGCTTAACCAATTCCAACAGGCTACAATAATTGCGGCTAACATCACCCATAACAGAGCGGCTAAAAAGATACTTAACCTTTGCCCAAACCGTGAGGTGCGATTAGAATGGAAGTTTAAAAACTTTGGTTTTACAGGTTATTATGACGCTGGCGGTGCAAAGATACGTGTTGATATAAAAAAGGTGCCTGACGCTTCGCCACGTGCCGCACAGCGCACTATTATTAGTATGTGGTATCATGGGCAGGCTGCAATGTATTTAACCGCAGAAAAAACTATGCTTCCGTTCTACATAATATGTTGTGACGCAAAGGGGGGGGTTTCCGTTCATAAACTCGATAAATCTTTAATACAACAGGGACTGCAAGACTATTCAGATATAGTTGATAAGTTCAATGAATGTCTTTTAAAGGAAAACTTTAATCAGTCATACGATTTTTGGGCAGAATCGTATGATGGTATATATGTGTGCGATAAACCTGCATACATGTATTAGAATGGCAATTTGTTTTTTATTGCCTTTTTACATATATTTACATAATGAAAAAGTGTAAAATATGTAATATAGAAAAACCATTGTCTGATTTTTATAAACACAAAAATTGTGCTGATGGATATTTACACCAATGTATTGAGTGTAAAAAAAATGGAGTAAAAGAAAGGTTATCCTTTTTAAGAAACAATATTGATTGGGTTGAGAAAGAAAGAGCGAGGGGACGCGAAAAAAATGTAAGACTTTATCGAACATCGGCTAAGCCTTATAAGCCTTTTAATTTTACAGGTAAAACATGGAAACAAAATTATCCTGAAAAAGCAAACGCATGTAGGGCTACCCAACATATTAAAACACTCAACCAAAATAATGAATTACACCATTGGAGTTACCACAAACAGCACCTAAAAGATGTTATTGAAATGAGTGACTTTGACCATAAAAAACTACACACATTTTTAATTTATGACCAAGAGTTTTTTATGTATAGAGGGTTGAATAATATTTTATTAGATACCAAAGAAAAGCATATTGAATACATAATAAATTTAGGATTTAAGATATATTAAACCTGCCTATATGTATTAACCCCCTACCAACAAATAAGATAAAAGAGAGATTATGCCCTACCTACTCACAGATATACGATCACACGGAACTGGTAAAATACTTTATGCTGCGCAAGGTAGCGAAGTGCAGATTATTTCAGATCATATCGGGGTGTTAATCTGTGAGTTTGGCGGTGTGAGGTTTCCTGTTAATAGTGATTTGTTGAGTGATACCAAACCCGATTTTGCGCCTATCAAAATAGCAGAACCTAAAGAGCGCAAATCAAACAAACCGTTAACGCAGGCTGAAAAACTACAGTTAGAATATTTAAATTCAATTAAATGAAAAAGCTATCAGATATTAAAGTTAATGCCAGTAAGCTAAAATTGATTATTGGCGAAAATATAAATTATCCTTTTCCTACCGAACAGTATAGCCCTAAGGTAGGTGTAGTAAAAACCCGCACTTTGCAAGCCGATCTCGATACAATTATTAAAGGCTCGTCTTATGCGAGAAAACGCAGCCATGACGAACGGTTCGATAATAAACACCCTGTTGAGTTAGCTATCGAAAATATCAAAACAAACGGGCTAAGTAAAACAATTATCGCGGCTATCAGGAACGACTTTAAATGCCAAAAGCAGATTAAGATAGCCGGCAGATGGGCAATACTAAACGATGTTATTACCGATGAACATAAAGCCTTTATTGCAGATTTACTAACTAAAACCCGTGAAGTAATGATATTGCGCAAGGGTGAAAAATACTATCAATAAATGTAATTTATTTCTTATATTTGATTTTACATAAACGCTTTGCCGGGCGTATCAAAGACTTTTTAATTAGCCTTTGGGGGATATTTGGCGGCAACCATTTTGAACCCGAAGGCTTTTTTATTTTATGGCTAAAAGATTTTACGCGGACTACAGAACTTGGGAGGATTACCAAAATGGAATGTGGGGTAAAGAAGTAAAAATTGAACAGATTGAAAAATCTAAACAACTTTTACAAGAACCTTTAGAGGCAATGCGGCGGGTAATATCCATGTGGCCTGTATCAACAAATCATAATTTATCAAATGCTGGCAGTAATCGTAAATCATGGGTGGGGCAAGCGGCTTGCTGTATAGAAGTTGGCAGTACAGAATTTGAAACCCGTATGGCTTGGAAAGAACTAACAAAAGAACAGCAATTTTACGCTAATAAATGCGCTGATATTGTAATTAAAGAATGGGAAACCGAAAATAATTTTACTTATGTCAAAGAAGATTTTACCTTATAACGTACTTGAGGGCGCAAAGCAACGTATCTCATATACGTTTGACAACTTTGAGAAAATTTATATTTCATTTAGTGGCGGTAAGGATAGTACAATTATGCTTCACCTTGTAATGGATGAAGCTATTAAACGCGGTCGTAAAGTTGCGGTTATGCTGGTTGATTTGGAGGGGCAATATAAACTAACCATTGACCATATGCAAAAATGCTTTGAATTATACAAAGATCACATTGAACCGTATTGGATTTGTGTACCGTTACACTTACGTAACGCGGTATCTGTTTATGAGCCTCATTGGGTATGTTGGGAAGAATCCCGTAAAAAAGACTGGATTAGAGAGAAGCCAAAAAATGTATGTAAAACAGAATTCCCATTTTACATTCAGGATATGGAGTTCGAGGAATTTGTACCTGAATTTGGCAGGTGGTACGCACAAGGCAAGCCCTGCGCTTGTTTCGTCGGTATCCGTACCGACGAAAGTTTAAACAGATGGCGTACTATTGCCAGCAAAACAAAAGTTCGTTATAATGACCAAATTTGGACTACGCAGGTTTTGCCGGATTTGTACAATATTTACCCTATTTACGATTGGAAGGTTCAAGACATTTGGCATTGGCACTCAACACGCCCTGATATGCCACATAACCGACTTTATGACTATATGCACAAAGCTGGTTTAACATTATCTCAAATGCGTATTTGCCAACCGTACGGTGACGATCAGCGCAGGGGATTATGGCTATTCCATTTGATTGAACCAGAAACATGGGCTAAAGTTGTAGCAAGGGTAAACGGTGCTAATTCAGGGGCGTTGTATATTCAGGAAACGGGCAGTATTAACGGATATAATAAAATAACCAAACCCGCTCATCATACTTGGAAGTCATATGCACAGTTACTATTGGCATCTATGCCAGATAAAACTAAAACTCAATTTCAAAACAAAATCAGTGTGTTTTATAAATGGTGGTGCGAGCGCGGCTATCCTGATGGTATACCAGATGAAGCTGATTATAAAATGGAAGCTGAAAGGCTGGCGCCTTCTTGGCGACGTGTATGTAAATCCCTTCTAAGGAATGATTATTGGTGCAAGGGATTGGGATTTACGCAGCACAAAACAGAGGCATATGCGAAGTATTTAAAATTAATGGAAAAACGTAAAAAACTTAAAGAATATCAATATGAATAGTCACGAAACCGAACACCTGCTAAAAATAATGGGTGAAATATCCGAAAAGATTAATAATTGTGAATTGGGCGAAAAGGTTGCTTTGCTAAACGCTTGCAGGTTGTTATTGCACGATGTTTCGCCTTTTAAAAATGAGCCTGTAGACTGTGTGCTATGGGTTGAAAATGAAAATGTATATGCTAATAGCTACAACCCAAATAGTGTGGCAAAACCAGAAATGGAGTTGCTTAAATTATCAATTCAATCAAGCGGTTACACTCAGCCAATCGTTACAATGAAAGCTGATAACGGGCGTGAAGTTATTGATGGGTTTCACCGTCATTTGTGCGGCAAAAATGATGAAGATATTAAGCAGCGTATACAAGGTTATTTACCTGTAGTTACAATCCGTTCAGATCAGGAAGATATTTCAGACCGTATGGCTGCTACAGTTCAGCACAATAGAGCAAGAGGCAAGCACTCAATAGATGGAATGAGTGATATTGTTATTGATCTCAAACGCCGCAATTGGTCGGACGCTAAAATATCTAAACATTTAGGTATGGATGCCGACGAAGTTTTGAGACTAACCCAAATAACAGGTTTGGCAGAGGCTTTTAAAGATGCTGAATTTAGTATGGCTTGGGAGCCTGAAATATTGGAAGATGAACCCGAAACACTTTAACCAACCTTTTCTAATGAACCAACACGAATGGAGCGAAAGCGGCAGGGAGTTGCTTGCTATCTTTAATAGCCTAATAAATAACTATGGCGGTGCTGAAAAATTAGCCAATGATATAGAATGCGAGGCTGCCAAGTCATTTATTTACGGTAAAAATGTTTACTGGACGCAAGCAGAAGTTAGATATTTGCGGAGAAATTACATGCGCATGTCTTATAGGGAAGTTGGTAAAAAGATAGGCAAATCGGAACAAGCAATACATCATAAATTAGCTGTATTATACGATAATGGGTTAAAAAGAAAAGGGCATGGAGTGGTAATTTTGAAAGAAAATTAGTATATTGCAGGGTATTAAAATTTAGGCAAATTAAGGGTGAAGGCTTATATTTGCGTAATAATTGGGTTTATTAATCATAGGCCGGGGCGTTTCCTTCACCAGACGTAACCCGGCTTTTTTTATGATACATGACCAAGTTAGAACAAATAAAGTACGTAAAAGAAAAAGCCAACATCGTCGAGGTTATAGGCCACTTTGTACAACTAAAGCGTGACGGTAGTGGATATAAGGGAGCATCACCATTTAGCAACGAGCGTACACCATCGTTTACTGTACACCCCACAAAAAACATATTCAAATGCTTCTCATCTGGCAAAAGCGGAGATGTTATTGATTTCGTTATGGCGGTGCAGGGATTTGGTTATACAGAAGCCTTACTATGGCTTGTTAACTTCTGCAACATGCCACCCGAAGATAATAACTGGAAGTTTGTAGCTGCGATTGATTTGCCAACCTCATACATCGACTACGCATTATTTGACCGCACATTTAATACGGGACAGCCTAACCACTTTTTTACATGGCTGCGTAAAATATTTGACGTTGGAATTGCTTTGGGCTTAATTCAAAATTACCGATTAGGTACGTCTAAACACTGGCATGGAGCAAATATATTTTGGCAATTCGATATTGACGGTAGAATCAGGGGCGGTAAAATAATGGTTTACAACCCAGAAACTGGCAAGCGAATTAAGGAGCCAAAACCTTTAATAACATGGGTACACCAAGCCGCACGAATGAAAGACTATGTTTTATCGCAATGTTTGTTTGGTGAACATCTGCTTACGAAACGTCCCGATGCTGCAATTAAAATAGTAGAATCTGAAAAGACGGCAATTGTTGCATCTGTCATTTACCCTGATTTTATTTGGCTTGCAAGCGGATCATTAACGAACCTTTCAGCGCAACGATGCCACGTATTGAAAGGGCGCACCATCTCGCTTATTCCTGATTGCGGTGCTGAACAGCAATGGTTAGATAAATGCACACAATTACGGCAATTAATTACTGCCGACTGGATGGTTGATTGTATACCGGGCAATAATCCGAAAGGCTATGATTTATGTGATTACATTTTAGATAATTTGATATGAGTTTTCAATTACGTGACTATCAAATAAACCACAATAAATTAGCCGCTATTGCTATGCGTGATAAAGAGCATATAATAGTACAGGCACCGGGCGGGACTGGTAAGACCAAACAGTTTGTTACTATTGCGTGGAATGCCGCCGCAAAGGGTAGCCCTGTTTTAATTTTAACAGACCGCATAAATATTTACGTGCAAAATATAAAGGAGGCTAAAGCAATCGGAATTAACCCAAATACCCCTGATAACCTTCAAGTTGAATGCGGCAAGGTTTATGTTGCAATGGCGCAAACGCTTATTAGCAGAATATATTTATTAGATCAATTTAATAACCTACCCAAAAAAGTTATTACGTTGGTTGATGAATGCCACAGCGGTATATTTAATAAAATACTAGACTATTTACATAACCGCTTAACGGCAGGCTTCACAGCAACACCGCATTATAAATACGCAAAACATCTACCTGTTTATTATAAGGACTGCATACCGAGTGAGCAAATAGATTGGTTTATTCAAAACGATTGGATTTGTACTAATCAACATATCGCACGTGGTAAAAAGGAAATGGAAAACCACCTTACTAAAAATGCAAGTGGTGAGTATACCGAAACTTCACAAAATGAATGGTTTTCGCAGTCTGGTTTATATGATGGTCTTATTGAAGATTTGCGCAATGAGCAGGGTAAATTTACTAAGTGTATGGTTTTTTGTGCATCTATAAAGAATGCGCATGATACCTATAATAAGTTGATGCAAGCTGGTTTTAATTGCGCTATAGGGCATAGCAAAACGGAATTATTAAAAGAAATAGGCACAACTGAACAGCAAGAAGTTTATAAATTCAAGGATTTAAAAAGTGGATGTGATATACTTGTTTCCGTATCTTCATATACTACTGGCTTTGACTTTCCAGAAGTAGATTTATTAATGTTGTACAGGGCGTTTGGTAGCTTCATACTTTATATGCAAAGCATGTTCAGGGCAAACCGAAAAAAGCCGCATCCTATGCCTATGAAATTTAAAAGTTATGATTACGGCGACAACTGGCGCAGGCATGGCTTGTACTACTTTGACAGGAATTGGAGCGAGTTGTGGAAAGCGCAAGATGATAAGAAAAAAGAATCCGATGCGCTCGGCACGTATACTATTAAGGAGTGTTTTAATTGCGGCAGCATTATATCATTAATGGCGAGGGTTTGCGAATACTGCCAACATGAACAGCCTTTAGACGAAGCGGAGTTAAAGCAAGGGGTATTAATTGATATTACCAAAAAGTATGATGAACTTGTTGGCAGGAGATTATCTACTTTGTCACCTGCTGAATTGTCTGTATACGCCAAAATAAAACAAAAGTTACAATTTGCTATCAGGGTGGCTAAATCAAATAGGAAATTGGAATTAGAGAAAGACCATCACACAAAGGATAATTTTTTACGTGATTTCGGCACCTGCATGGGCTATTCTGACAAATGGTATAACGTACAATCTGCTATGTTGAAAAAAGAAAAAGGTAAAATTTATTATACTGATATAACTTTAAAATAGGTTGTAAACTTTAAACCAATTTATTATATTTACAAAATGGAATCAGAACCAACGGACATTAAAAAATTCAAAACCGTAAAGGATTACGCTATAGAGCATAGTATTACGGTACAGGCGGTTTATAAAAAAGTTAAAAGCGGAAAGATAAAGCACAAAAAGATGGGTAGCTATATCTTAATTGACCTTAACTAATTTTTTTGGCTATATACAAGTTTAAAACTTTTAACTAAAATGCAAGAAGTAAAGCCAAAGGAACAAATTAATATTCAGGAATTATCAGAGCAGGCTTTAATACCGCAAGGGATTGAAATACCTAAACCAGAGGTAGTTTTTGGCATGGATGGCATACCTGTTTTTACAAAAAAATCTATTTCTACTCTTATAGGTAAAGCAAAAAGCGGTAAAACAACTTGCAGCGCATGGGTAGTGGCGCAAGCTATTTTACAAGAAATGGATATTCTTTGGATTGATACAGAGCAAGGCGCATATTATGGTAGCCGTACACAAAGTTGGGTATTGCATATTGCCGAAATACACGCATCAGAACATTTAAAATATTACGACCTTAAAATTCACAACCCATCTATAAGAATTGAAATTGTTGAATTTCTTATAACTACCATTAAGCCTGACATGGTTATCATTGACGGTATACGCGACCTTGTATTTGATATAAATAACCCAGATGAGGCAACTATTATTACTGGCAACCTTATGAGGTGGGCAGATAGTTTTGATTGCCACATATTGTCTATAATACACCAAAATAAAGGCAATGAACATGCACGTGGGCATTTGGGTACTGAAATGATAAACAAGTCTGAAACTGTTATTAAAGTTAGCCAAGACGATAAAAAACTAACTATCTGCGAGCCTGAATTTACACGTGGAGAGCCTTTTACAATATTTGCATTTGATCGTGACGAACATGGTAGGCCATTTATTGTAAATTATCAACCTAAAATAACAAGCGGCGAAAGCAATTCTAAAAAGACTTTGCCTATAGACATCGCTAAAAATACACATTATGATTGTTTGGAGCAGGCATTCGGTATAGAAACACAAATACCATATGGCGAACTTTGCGTATTAGTATCTGCGTCATTTGAAATGTATGGCATGGCAATGGGTGTTGAGAAAACAAAAAAATTCATAGGTTTTTACATACAACAGGGATATATTTATAAAGCAGAAAAAAGAGGCGTTAAAACCTTTTATTCATTAACCCCACGCAATGAATTTAAGGAAAAGGATAATAGATTTACACCAAAAAATATTAATGATGCACCAGAAGTTAATAATGAAGAACCGCCATTTTAATATGGTATGGTTTATATATGGTATGGGCATACCAAAAGGCCATACCAAATACCATATATATGGTATGGTATATGCAGCCCCCTATATATAAGGGGGCATACCATACCGAATAGATGTACCCATACTAAATGCTTATACCAAATGAAACAAAATAATATTAAATACACCCATGACCGCCTCCAACAAGAGGTATTCCAACATATCTACAATACCTATCCTGAAACAAGGGGTAATTTTTGGCACACACCAAATGAGTTTATACCTGATACTTTTATACAACAACAAGTAAAGCGAGTTTGCGGCGATAAGATACCTAACTTCTTGGTTCAGATTTTTGAATTACATAAAAAAAATTTTGTATCTTCATTATCAAAGCGAAAAAGTATCGGCGTATTAGCAGGCGTGACAGACATAACAGGGTATTGGCGTGGATGCTTATTGATGTTAGATATAAAATTACCCGGCGATACATTGAGTGAGGCACAACTGCGATTCATAAAGGCAAATGAATTACAAGGTGGTAAGTTTATTGAGGTAAATACATTAGAGCAGGCCATTAAAGACCTTGCTGATTTTTTCAACCCCCAACAACTTTTTAATATAAGATGAAAATAAAATCAGTATACATTAATTCGATAGGATATAACCGTGAGTTATCTATTGCAGACCCTATGTTCTGTGAAATAAAAGCTACATTAGAGGTTGATAACCATACTAACATTGGCGTAGTTGTTTATAAAGATGACTATACAGATAATCCAGAAGCAATAAATTATATATTTAATCTTTTTGAGATAATATGAGGAAAGAATGAAAATAGTTTAAAAAAGATTTGCAGAATTAAAATATATGTTTTATCTTTGGTGTAACAAAAAGAAAAAGATATGAAAACTTTAAAAGACTTAGAAAACGGAACTCAATTAAAAAACAACACTACTGGTAGTATTTTAACAATTACCCGTATAACAGACAAAAATATTTCAGTAGCTATCAACAGCGATAAGTTTACTTACAAGGCTAACAAAAACGTCATGACTAAAATGACACAAAAAATATCTGACCTTTTAGAAAGCATTAACGCAGGCCGCTTAGAGATAATCTAAGCGACTTTAAATTTACCGATATTAAAACCTAAAAATGGATAAAGTAGATAGAAAACTTATTGAAATAGCGCAAGACATACACGGTAAACCCCGTGGCGTTCGCTCAGGCACCAAACGTGCCCCATACGCTACTAAAAAGATTGAAACGGTAACTATTAACTTCCGTGTGCCAAAAGATTGTAGCGAGGCTGCTAAGGACTTTATACGGCCTTTATTAAAAGAATTCCTTAAATCCCCCTTGACTTTATAAAATTTTGTGTAAGTTTGGGGTAAAAACTTTACTTTTCTTTACTATGCTAGATCAACATAAACGTTTTGCAGATAGGTACTTTGAGACTTTAAATGGCACTCAATCAGCTATTTATGCAGGTTTTAGTACTGATACAGCAAAGCAACAAGCATGGCAATTGTTACAGCGAGAGGATATACAGGAATATTTACAATCATTAAGGGCTGAATATTCTGAAAAATCGGGACTAACAAAAGAGTGGGTAATGAAGCGTTTTGAACATATTTCGGATGCTTGTGTAAAGGCAAAGCCAGTAGTTCAATGGGATGCAGGATTAAAAGAGTTTATTCCAGTTGAAGATGAATATGGGAATCCTGTTTATGAATTTGATAGCTCAGGTGCTAATAAAGCTACTGAAATGATCGGAAAAATAATTGGCGTGTTTGCTCAAGACAACGAACAATCCAAACCAATAACCAACCTTAATTTCCAACCTATCATAACAACATCGGGCGTACCATTAGCAGGAAGCGAAAAAGATGTTTCAAGCGACTGATTTATATTTAGCGAACTATAATGCTACAGGACATGTAGTAGTTAATCAGGGAGGCACCAGCAGCGGCAAGACTTATGCCATAATGCAGGTGCTTTTTGTTTTGGCGTGTGCTGAACCTAAGCGGGTGGTTACGGTAGTAGGTCAGGATATACCAAACTTAAAAGTTGGTGCTTTAAGGGATGCGCTTAATATCTATGATGGTAGCGAGGAATTAAAGTATTTGGTTAAGTCTTACAACAAGGCAGACCGAATATTCTACATGAAGAACGGCAGTAAGATTGAGTTCAATTCTTATGATAATGCACAGGACGCTAAATCCGGCAAACGTGACTACCTATTCATTAACGAAGCTAACGGTATACCATTTGAATTTTATACCGAATTATCATTAAGAACCTCCCGACGGATATATATTGACTATAACCCAAACAACACTTTTTGGGTGCATGATAACCTACTCGGAAAGCCAGCAACGCAGCTCATAATTAGCGACCACCGCCACAACCCATTTTTAAGCGATATAACGAGAGATAAAATCGAAGCGTTAAAAGATGTCGACCAAGAACTTTGGAGGGTTTACGCAAGAGGATTGACGGGTAAAATCGAAGGTTTGGTAATATCTAATTGGTTTGTTTGTGAAGCAATACCACAAGATGCGAAATTAGTGGCTTATGGACTTGATTTTGGATTTACGAATGATGAGACGGGCGCATTAGCTGTTTACTTGCAAAATGGTGAATTATGGGTTAATGAATTGATATATCAAACAGGGCTTACTAATCCTGATATACATAGGGAACTAAAGGGTATTGTTGGTAACGATGAGATAATTGCCGATAGTGCAGAGCCGAAAAGTATTGAGGAACTAAAGCAATTGGGTTTGAATGTTTACGGTGCCAATAAAGGGCCGGATAGTATTAAGAACGGCATTGATATATTGAGGCGGTACAAAATTAATGTAACCCGAAATTCAGTTAACCTACGTTCGGAGTTGGGTAAATACAAATGGAAAGTTGATAGGGTGACAGGCAGGGCAATGAATGTGCCTATTGATAAGTTTAATCACTTAATTGATCCGCTGCGTTACGTTGCTTTGAATAAGTTGAATATTAATGTGCCTAAAGAAGTTGATTTCGGCTGGTGATTAATACTAAAATACGTATCTTTGCTATATGACAACACTCAAGACGATACAGCAAACAGCTAACGAAAACAACACAAGCCACCAAAACGTAAGGCAATCTAAGAAATACAGCAAGGTTAATTGCCAGACCTTTGCGCTTTACAATGGCGAGTACCTGCCAATAGGTAAACAGATATTTGTAGAATGTAACGAAAATATGACAAATAAATAATCATTTGTCTATTGACAATGCTCAATTAAACAGTATCTTTGTTCTATACCAAACGATAAAGATATGAAACGCAGAGTATTTCTTACAGCATGGCAAGTAGCCGACAAATTTAATTCATTCGCAGAGGCTCTTAGCTATGCATGGTCAGTAATCAAGTTGCAGATACAACTATTAATCGGCAGCGTAACCTTCAGCTACAAAAAAGTAGATGGCAGCATACGTAAGGCTGTTGGAACGTTAGATGTTAAGTATGAGCGTAAAACCGATAAGCCGAGTAATAAAGGCATGTTTAGCTATTGGGATATTGAGGCCGCTGCGTGGAGAGGTTGTTTAGTTCAGAATTTAATATTTTAAGGAGATGGAAGAAATATTAGCACTCATTAAACAATCCGAATGCGTTAGTGACTTTAACCACGGAGTTCTTGAAAAACATGAAGTTCCTAACGATAATGGCTTTATGGATTTTATACCTCATAGATGGTATACTGAATTTACTTTACAGTTAGGTAAACTTGAATTAATTATTAATTATAGAACATATATACCTGAAGATTATTATAAAATAACACGGCATGTATATGATAAGTTTGGCAGGGTATGAAGCTTTACCAACTCCCCCAACCAAATACCGAACGCCGCCCTATAAAATACTGGCAGGCAACCCTAAACGGCAAAGTAATAGACGAGAATAATAGTATCGCTCTTTTAAGGCATAAATATGGTAATAGTGTGATTTTAAAAAGTGTAAGGTGATTAGAGAAATAGAATTAGGAGATAATTTATTCGCTGATATAGATAGTGACGCCTTTGGCAAAGGAAAGCATATTAAAATTTATACAAAAAAAGACGGATATAATCTAACATTGTGCTACCCAAGTACTGAAACATGTAGAAGTATTTATGATAGTTTATTAATAATTTTTAAAGATGAAAAATAAACAAAAGATAGAGAAAGCGTTAATCGCTAAAGGCTATAAGCCTACATTTATTGAGTTTGAACCGATAAGTTATTATTCTACAGGTAGAGAAGGCGGATGGGATGTTTCTGTATTTATTGATGATAACGACCATTGTTTTCCAAGTTGGGAAGATATAACTAAACCCGATGGGTTGATAGTTGACTTCTTTGATGGTAGTTTAATGGCCTATAATATAACCGATGTGTTAAAGGCTATTGAATTAATTCCTCACTATGATAGCAATAGACAAACTTTTGACGACTAAACTAACAAAATCTTCATTTAACGTTTAGGTATGGGGATAATGAAGCGCAAGGCTGATTTATCCTTTTTTAAAAAGCAACGGTGGCGCAATTGGTAGACGTAACAGGTAGCTGGTGCGGATAAAGATATTTCGAGGTATCTCCGTGTTGTAGGTTCGAATCCTACCCGTTGCACTAAAGTAGTATAAAATATAATTGGCGAAACAGGTAACCAGCAGTAGATTGACGGAAGCGCCATAAAGTCGTCGTTAAATATGATCTTTGGTTTGGTGGTTCGAGTCCACCATTATAGGATTTTGTGAAAGAGCGATTTAGAAACATTATCCTGCTACTTTTGTAACCCAACCCTAAAAAGTTGGGTTTTTTGTTTTATAATACTATTTACCTATTTTTACCGTCATGGGAATAGTAGATTTAATATTTGGCTCACAGATTAACAAAAAAGTTAATGAGGCAATAGCAAGCAAGGCAGCAGTTAGCTATGCCAATGCTTTGCAAATGATTAATATAGGGCTGAATAACGCCTTACCTACTATTAACCCCGATGCAATAGACTATTACAATACGTTCAGAACAATTGGCGCAACGTACGAAGTAACCGACTTGTTAACCAAAAAAGTACTTAACTGCCCCATTGTTGGATATAAGATAAAAGATAAAGCTAAACTGCAAAAGGCTAAAGAATTGGCAAAAACAGATCCAGTTCAAGCATACGTAATGAAAATGCTGGCTATTGAGGAGGTGGATATTTCAGATTTGAAAGCATTGCTTACTAACGGCAAAGCTAATCCATACCAAACAGGTACGCAATTAATGTGGACTACAATACTAAGCTACTTATACCAGGGTAATACCTACGTTCACCCGATTAGAGTTGGCAAAGGGAAAGTAAAAGAGTTGTTCTGCTTTCCTAATATGGAGATTGCTGCTGATGTGGAGGATTTTTTAAACCCAATACGTGGCTACATTCTGCAAAGCTATGACCTGAAAAGGTTTGAGAAAGAAGAAATACAGCATATTAAGACAGGAAACTTTGCCCCAGTTGACAGGACAATGCAATATCTGTACGGTGTTGCGCCATTAAGGGCTTATGCTGAAAGTTTACGGGCAATTAAAGAGGGTAAGACGCAAACTACCAAGCAAGCTAAGAATGGTGGTGTATTTGGTGTGCTATCTCCGAGGGATAAAGAGGATCAGTTAACGCCTGAACAAAAGACGCAGCTAAAGGATAAAATGGTTGAAGCTCGCAAGTCAAACGACGAGTTAAGCCGTGTTTTTCCCTCTTCAATATCTTTAGCATGGCAGCAAATAGGATTGCCAATTGGTGATTTGAAATTATTAGAGGTTATCGGCGTAAGTGAAGAAGATGTTTACCGTGCATACCATGTGCCACTAAGCTATCACAACCAAAAGGCAAGCACAGATAACAATGTTGGCACTGAAACCCTTAAATTAGTTTATGATGCTATTGCACCTATATGCGATGCGATAGGCGAGGCGTTTACAATCATGTTGGCAGAGGGTTACGGCGTAGATGCTTTAGAGTGGGACTATACGCAGCTACCTGAAATGGCGGTAAACATGAAAGATGTTGCAGATTACCTTAAATCTATACCTGAAGGAGTTTTAACACCAAATGAAATGAGGGCTGTGCTTAAATACGGTGAGAAAAAAGAGCAGTATATGAATGAGCATTACGTGCAAACTGGTAAAACTACTCTTGCTGCGGTATATCAGGAAGCAAATGCGCCACGTCCTGTTTAGGGTTGTCAGACCACATCCTGTATGCGTGAAATAGGTAAACTCCCGTCATTAATCCCTTCTTTAACCCACTCTTTTCAGCCATTAGCGAGAAAGTAGTATCAAATTGTATGCTATTTTCGGCAAATCCACCTAATTTTCTCCACGTTTTGACCTGAAAGCATAGGCAAAATGCTGCTAAAATGTGCATGTAGGGTTGTACTTCGTCTGATTCTAGGATTTGGGCTACTTCAATGTGTTTGCGAATATCAGTTTCGTCGAACATTCCCTGTACGCATTGGTACGGCATGGCTAAGCGGTTTGTTACGCAGCCTAAAATGTCGTAATTTGTTGTTGATAGGATGCGTTCGAGGCGTGCTTTTGTGTCGGGGAGCAAAAATAGAACGTCATGGTCGATTAAAACTAGCCAATCTTCATCATTTGGGTTAAGTTGGCGAATATTATCGTTAATGGCTTTGCCGATGTTCTTTGAGGTGGAGTAGGGGGATATGTAATGTATCAATTGGCTCCTATTTTAAATTCACAACACTTTTTAAATTTAACAGATTGAAATGACATAGCCCTTATTTCAGCGTTTAGCCTATTTTGCTCACGTTGCATTTGTTCAACACTTTTTTTATGGTTGAATAAGTATTGCCACAACTTCATATCGTAAAAATTAGGTTCTCCCTGTTAACATGCGCTAATTTATACCCTTTGCAGTAATCACGAAACTTATTGTATAGGCTGGTATCCCCATTCCACTCAATACATAAACACTTACACCCCACCTTGCCCAAATCTATCTGCTGTAAAATATCCCAATCGTGCCCCTCTGCATCAATGCTAATAAAATCCAATACAGGCTCACCCGCTTCTTTATAAAAATCAGCAAACGGTTTAACCTGTACCGTAGCTTCTGTAAAGGAAACACCTGCATTGCGCCAACGTAGGGTTTCATCAAAGTCTAAGCTGCTTACTAAACCACTATCGTTACCGCCCATAACGTGCGCCCCTGATTCGTAAAACGTAGTTACGCTTTCTGTTTCGCCAATAGCATAATTGTATAAATGTACTTTAGGATTAGTATAATGGAGCTTAACAAGGTCGGAGAAAGTGCGCCCGGGTTCGATTAGATGTGCATTCCACCCTGCTTGTATAAGGGCTAATGAGTTGCTTAAATACTCCCCTGAATTTGCACCTATTTCTAATAGCGTTCCTTTATAATCGCCGAAGTATTGGTGAACGAATTGATCCTCTAAATTTTGTGCGTAGTATTTCATATGTTGCCTCTTAATTTTATCCATGCTTTATTTAAATCCACTTCATTGTCAAAATAGAATGTGTCTGAACTCCCATGTATAGAACTTATCCAAATTCTAAAACTATCTTTAGTAGAACCATCGCCATTCCCAATAGGTATTTTTGTTAATCTTTTAGCAGTAAATATATTATCTGTATTTACTAAATCGGTTTCGTTTAATTGTATTATCATAATAAATTTATTTAACAAATCCCATCAGCTAATAAAACCGTTTTATCACTTATAGTGGGCTCATCTTCTTTGCCGTACACAAAGAACGTATTACCATCCTGTAGTTTCATTCCTAATTTGTGAGCGATTAGCGAAGCCGCACATTGGTCGTGTCGGTGGTTTTCCCAATCACCATTAAATATGCCATCTCGCATTGCCTGCGTCCATTGGTCAAAGAATTGGTAGGCTAATGGATTATCAAGGTCAAGTCCCAATACACCACTACTCAACATTTCACCCTCATTTGTGCCAAAGTATTTTAATGCACGATCGTTTGTCCATCTTGAATTAGGCCATCCGCTATCTTGAAAGAAATAACCGTCCTTGTCTATTATATCAAATATCGGTTTAATGTCCTTAATGGCTCTGATAGAAGCATCGAGCCAAAGTATCTGCCTAAAACCTGCTTCGTACGCCTTAATGAAGCTATACGGCTTAAAGGCATAGTTGTTTTCTTTATGTGGTGGTGCGCCAACTTCAGCTTCGCTTCTGTACATCAGAACGGGATAGGCAGTTATGCTCTTTGCCAATCGCTCTTGCCCTGCCCAATACTTTTCAGTGGACAAGTTAACCACACACCGCTTGTAAACTTTATCAGGATTAGGATTTACCCAATGTTTATTGGTTTCCGTTGAAGCCTCGGTAGCTTCGATGTTGAAATTGTAGTGAAATAACACCTTATCAATGAACAATTGTGTGTTGGCAACCTTTAAACACTTTTGCACCCATTGCCAGTCCTCGGAGTAGGATATGTTAGGAAACTTAAACTTTTTAAACCTGTTATGCCAAACGCAATTAGGGAACGGCGGCCGATTGCAGTCTAAATATTTACCGTCTGCTGTGTTATGCTCAACTTCATTGCCTAACTTTTGCGTAACAATATATTCAGATCCATCCGAATTAAGGCATCGTGCTTTAAAACAAATAATATCTACATCCTGAAATGTAGATTCGTAAATCTCATCGAGTGATGTAAGCGAATCATCGTCATGGATGAAGCAGAAATATTTACCGTTAGCCATTTGCATTAAGCGGTTTTGTTTTTCGCCTATGGTAATTACTTTGTTATCTGTGAGCATGAGTATCTCGATTTGCTTATCGCCAACCATGTTAAGCAAGTTATTATACAACGAAGTTGCCTTGTCAAATCGTGTAGGGATTGAGGGGATTAGGATGGATAGTTGGATATTATTTTTCATAATCATACTAACCAATTAGTTTAAACTCAACTCTCGAAAATATCTCATAATCGCTATCTCTTTCATAATGCAAAACGGCTTCATATTTAGGTATTGGATTACCCTCTTTAATTTCTTTAAAATGTTCAGAATATCCCGAATAAATAAATGAATCGTCAAATGCGCCCCTTTCTATATGGATAGGGTAAAAGTTAGAAAACAATAGCTTCATAGACTGTTCTCCCATTGAAGTCATGCTAAATTTGCAAATTGTAATTTTGCCTTTTCTATTTTTTAGTGTTCCAGTAATCATAATGATAGATGTTTCCTTCAACTTTAGTTTCCGTTTTTAACAATGGCAATAACCTGCGTGAGTATTCAGCATCTTCCCCAAACGGTATTTCAGGGAAACCAGCCTGCAATGCTAATTCACGTTTAACAGGTGATATGTGGTTAGGTGTTCTATAATAAGTACCATCTGATCCAGTATACCAACGCCCGTACTCCTTGCTTATA